CCGCCGCCGTCTCGCAGCGTACGGATGACTCGTTCGCCAACTTTCAGGCTCGACTCGGCTGGGGCACGGACAACCAGTCGTCTGCCTCGCAATACACCCTCACCTACCAGAGCCGCAATCGCGTCTGGCTGGAGGCGGCATACCGCGGCTCGTGGATCGTGCGCGCGGCCGTCGATGCTATTCCTGAGGACATGACGCGCGCGGGCATCGAGATGTCCGGACTCGATCCTGCTGACACGACGCGGCTCGAGCGCGAGATGGCGAGCCTCGCAAACTGGGATCAGTTGTGCGACACCGGCAAGTGGGCGCAGCTCTATGGCGGCTGCCTCGGCGTGATGCTCATCGATGGACAGGATCTGTCGACGCCGCTGCGGGTTGAAACGGTCGGGCGCGGCCAGTTCAAGGGCCTGCTGGTGCTCGACCGATGGATGGTCGCTCCGCCCGTCGGCGAGCTCGTTACAGAGCTGGGACCCGACCTCGGCAAGCCGAAGTACTACGAGGTGATCGCCGCGACGGCCGGATTGCCGACAGGCAAAATCCACTATTCGCGCGTGATCCGCATGGACGGCGAGGCATTGCCGTTCTATCAGCGAATCGCGGAGAACGGCTGGGGCCTGTCGATCCTTGAACCGATGTGGGACCGCCTTATCGCGTTCGACAGTGCGACTGTGGGTGTCGGCCAGCTTGTATACAAGGCGCACTTGCGCGTGATGCAGATCGACAAGCTGCGTGAAATCCTTGCGGCTGGTGGGCCGCCAGAGGCTGCACTTCGAAAGCAGATCGAGTTCACGCGCTTCGCCCAGACGAACGAAGGCATCACCCTCCTCGACGCCAAGGACGTCTTCAGCACCCACCAATATTCGTTCTCCGGTCTCGACAACGTGCTGATCCAGTTCGGTCATCAGCTCTGCGGCGCGATCGGCGTTCCCTACACGCGGCTCTTTGGGCAAGCGCCGGCCGGTCTGAATGCAACCGGCGAAGGCGACATGAAGCAGTACCACGAGAAGATCAAGCAGCGGCAGGAGCGCAAGCTGCGGAACCCGCTCGGGCGGCTGCTTGCTGTACAAGCCCGCTCGCGCCTCGGTACGCCTCTGCCCGAGGACTTCGATTTCCAGTTCCGCAACCTGCAGGAGATGTCAGAGGCCGAGAAGGCGGAGATCGGCGAAAAGACCGCAAACGCCGTCACGTCGGTCGTCGATGCGAACCTCCTGACGCGCAGCGGCGGCATGAAGGAATTGAAAGCCTCAGCGCCCAACACCGGGATGTTCGGCAGTATCACTGACGAGCAGATCGCGCAGGCTGAGCAGGAAGAAGCTGCAGTCCCCCCGCCCGGCGTATCCGATTTGAAGCTTCCCGATTTGGGCAGTCTGCGCACCGGTGATTCGTTCCTCAAACGCTTCTGGAAGCGTCGATGATCCTCACCCTAGATCGCAAGCGCAAGGCGACGAAGGGCAATCCTGTAAAGACGCGCGCGATTGAGCAGCGGTATGGCTTGCAGCTTCGCCGCGTCGCGCAACAGGTCGGCGCGATCATTCAGCCATTTACGCCCGGCGACCTATCCCAGGTGCCGACGATTCAGCAGCTTCTGAACGCCTACTCTGACGTGCTGCACTCGTGGGCAACACAGACCGCCAGCAACATGCTGATGGAAGTCGCGTTGCGCGACGAGCAGACGTGGAAGACGATCGCAAGTGACATGGGCCGGTCGCTGCGCGATGAGATCTTGAATGCCCCGACCGGCGCGGTGATGCGTGACCTGCTCGCCGAGCAGGTCCATCTGATCCAGAGCATCCCACGCGAAGCCGGCGAGCGTGTTCACCTCCTGACGCTCGAAGGCATCGAAAACGCGACACGCGCAAAGCAAGTCGCAGCCGAGATCATGCGGTCCGGCGAGGTTGCCGAGAGCCGCGCGATGCTGATCGCGCGCACCGAGGTGACGCGCACCGCGACCAATCTCACGCAGGCGCGCGCGACGCACATCGGCTCTGAGGGCTACATCTGGCGCACTGCCGGCGATGGCGACGTGCGACCGTCTCATCGCGAGATGAACGGCAAGTACGTCAAATGGAGCGTCCCGCCGACCTTAGACAAGCTGAAAGGACATGCCGGCTGCGTGCCGAACTGCCGCTGCTATTGCGAACCTGTTCTTCCCGACTGACCATGCCTCGACGCTACCTAACCATCGATCACGCCTGCACGTGCAGCGCGCAGCCGCCCAAGCCGACGAGGACCAAAGACGCAATTACCGCGTCTGGCTTCTTCACGAACGAGAGGATCGGTCCGAAGCGCTCATTGACGCCCGAAGGCTTCCTGCTCTGCGAGGACGTGCCGATCGCGCGCACCGGCTCGCAGGACTACGCGTACTTCGAGCTACCCGAGCTGGAGGCGAAGGACGGCGTAATCGTCGCCGAGCGCGGCGCCGACGTGCTGTTCGCGCCCGAGACGCTGGCCAGCTTCGAGGGTAAGCCGGTCACGATCGACCATCCGTCGGACTTTGTGACACCGGCGAACTGGAAAGCCGTGTCGGTCGGCCATGTGCGTAACGTGCGCCGCGGCGAGGGCGAGCAGAGCGAACTGATGCTCGCCGACCTGCTGATCACCGATGCGGAAGCGATCCGGCGCGTGCAGAGCGATAGCTTTGACGCGCTTGATCAGGTGAGTAACGGCTATGACGCCGGCTATGAGCAAATCGCGCCTGGGCGGGCGCGGCAAGCGACGATCGTGGGCAACCACGTCGCGCTCGTGAAGAACGCCCGCTGTGGCCCGGTGTGTTCCATCGGGGATAGCTACCCAACCCTACTCCCGAAAGGAGAACGAAGCATGGCAGCGAAGAAGGCAACGTCGACCTTGCTCGAGCGTATGCGCAAGGCGTTTATGACGCGCGATGCGGACGCTTTCGAGCAGGTCGCGAACGAGATGACTGGCGATGAAGGCGCCGAGGGAAACGGCCAGCCGGCCATTCACATTCACATGCCCGGCGCGGCGCCGAGCGGTGCGGCCGCAACGGCAGACAACGACCCTCCCGCCGGCGGCGAAGGCAATCCTGCCGAGCAGAAGATCATGTCTGCGATCGAGGGGCTGACGCAGGCCGTCAACGCCGTCGCCGAGCGCGTGACGAAGCTCGAGTCCGGCGGCGCGACCACCGACGCCGATCCGGACGCAGACCCGGATCCAACGCTCGACAGCGATACCGAACCCGACGGCAAGGGCACGAAGACCGGCGATAGCGCTGGCCTCGCCGCGCAGTTCCAGGAAACGCTTTCGCAGGCCGAGATCATCGCCCCGGGCATCGCTCTGCCGACGTTCGATGCGAAGGCAGTGCGCAAGAAGACCGTCGATGCACTATGTGTACTGCGCCGCCGCGCGTTGCGCAAAGCGCTGGAGGGAGACGACGCCGACACCATCGAATCCGTGCTCAGCGGCGCCGACGTGTCGAAGATGACATGCGACGCTGTTGCACCGTTCTTCAACGCTGCCGTTGCAGCCGTCAAGATCAAGCGAGCTGCCGCAACGACGCGCACGACCGACGGCCGGCAAGAACAAACCCGCAAGGACATCAACCAGGTCCATGCGGAATTCTGGAACAAGAAGCGAAAGTAAGGAGCCGACATGCCCTCGTATCAAGCATACACATTCCGCATGCCGGCGGGCTTCGCCGGTGATTTGCAGCGCGCCGAGGTCGCGACGATCGAGTCCCAACAGATCGACTCGAACACCCCGCCGAACGCGTTCGGCGTGCCCGTGAAATTGGTCGGCGGAAAGCTGCAGCCGATCGCCGCGGGCGATGCTGCTTCGGTTGTCTATGGCTTCTACCTGCGTCCGTACCCGATCCAAGGCAACGGAACCGACCCGCTCGGTACCAGTACGCCTCCGACGTCCGGCAACGGCGACGTGCTTCGCCGCGGCTACTCGAACGTTCAGCTGAACGGCACGACTGCTGCAGCAAAGAACGGCCCCGTCTATATGCGGGTCGGTAACGCGTCGACGGGGAAGCCTATTGGCGGCATCGAGGCCGCCGCTGAAAACACGGTCGCGTCGACCGCCAATGCTGGCAATACCGGCAATGGCACGCTCGGAACGCTGTCGGCACTCGCCGCTGTACAGCCGGGCGCATATAACGTCGTGTTCATTGCAGCGACGAAATTCGAGGTATATGACCCGCTCGGCAACTTCGTCGGCATCGGCAGCACTGGGACCGCATTTTCGAGCCAGGTGCAGTTCACCATCACGGCGGGCGGCACGGCCTTCGCGGCTGGCGATGGCTTCTCGGTCACCGTCACGGCCAATACGGTCCAAGTTCCGAGCGCCGTCTTTACCGGTGCGGCCGATACGTACAGCATCACCGAAGTCGCCTACAACATCTGATCCCGGCGCTGAGACGCGCACACATCGGCCCCACCTTGGCGGGGTCTTCGCTTTTCTGGAGCCCATTACATGGACATGTCCGAAATCAAGAACCTCCAGCGCCGGGCCATCGGAGCACGGTTGCAGGCAATGGACGACGCATCGCGTCGCCTGATTCGCGCGCGAACGCGCGACGAGCAGTACACCTACGACCGTGCGACGATCGATTCGACCGGCGCATTTCTCGTCGGCCAATTGGAACGCCTCGATCAAACGTTGAACGAGCCGCTCGTCGAGTACACGTGGTCTCGCGATGTCTACATCCGCTCCGACGTTTCGGCCGCGGACGAGGTCGCATCGTTCACCAATTCGGCGTTCGGCATGAGCGGCGGCATCAACCCGAACGGCTTGAACTGGATCTCCAACGAGGGTAATGCACTCGCGGGCCCGTCAGTCGACATCGGTAAGACGCCGCAGCCGATGCGCCTCTGGGGTGCTGAAGTCAAGTACACGGTGCCCGAGTTGGTCAAATCGCAGAAGCTTGGCCTGCCCATCGATTCGCAGAAGGTCGAAGCCATGAACCTGAAGCGGAACATGGACATCGATCAGATCGTCTATTACGGCGATCCGCAACTCGGCTTTACCGGCCTGGTGAATTCAACGTCGGCTGTCGGCAGTGTGTCGAACGTCGCGAATGGTGCCGCCAGCACGCCGCAGTGGACGACCAAAACGCCGACAGAGATCCTGAAGGACGTCAATGAGATCTTGACGTCGGCATGGCAGGCTTCCGGCTGGAAGGTCAAGCCGAACAAGCTCATGCTTCCTCCGGCGCAGCTCGGCTATATCGCCTCGCAGGTCATCAGCTCGGCCGGGAACAAGTCGATCCTGACATACATCCTCGAGAACAACATCTGCACGCAGCAAGGTGTTCCGCTGGAGATCCTCGAGCTGAAGTGGCTGATCGGCGCGGGTGCGGGAGGCACACAGGGCCAGCTCGGTACCGTGGACCGCATGGTCGCGTACAACGACGACAAGAAGTATGTCCAGTATCCGATGACCGACCTGCAGCGCACGCCGCTCGAGTACCGCTCGCTCTTCCAGATCACGACCTACTGGTCGCGACTTGGCCAGATCGAATGGCGCTACGGCACCACGGCAGCGTACCGCGACGGGATCTGACATGCCCAAACTTCACGTTCACACGAAGTTCACCCTGCGGCACGACGACGGCACGACGACCGACTATGCGCCGGGCGCGCACGAGTTCGACGAGAATCTCGTGAGCCACTGGTATGTGAGGCTGCATACCAAGGATCCGACGCCAATGGCGGCTGGCGAGCCGACTCCGGACGACTCGCAGGCGCTCGGCGAACTCGAGGCCGATCTGGTCGCGAAGGAAGCAGGCCTCGCCGATTTCGAGACGAAGCTGAAAGCGATAGCTGGAGAACTGGAAGCGCGCGCGTCGGAACTCGATAAATGTGCAGGCGCGCTCGCTGCACGGGAGCAGGATCTCGCCGCGCGCATCGAAGCGTTCGAAGCCGCACAGCGCGCCGCAGCCGACCAGTCCACAGAGAAGGCAAGCGGCATCCAGTCGAAGCAGGCCAGCAAGAAGTCCTGAGCACGACCGGGGTATGATGCCCCTTACCGGGCATCTGCCCTTTCAACGCCATGATCACTCCAGCTCAGTTCCGCTCCGACTTCCCGGAGTTTGGCGACACGACCGTCTACCCTGATTCCTCCGTCAATCTTTGGATGACGGTCGCGACGTCGCTCGTGAACGCCTGCCGATGGATGGAACTCACCGATATTGGAATCGAGCTTGTTACCGCGCACCATCTGGTTCTTGAAAAGAGAGATTCGGACGCAGCTGCCGCTGGCGGCACGCCGGGTGAGGTAAAAGGCCCGACGACGTCAAAGTCAGTCGACAAGGTTTCGGCGGGCTATGACAGCCACGCAGCAACGCTGGACGACGCTGGGTTCTGGAACCTGACGACGTACGGTGTGCGATACCTCACTCTGGCCAGAATGATGGGCTCAGGTGGGCTACAGGTGTGATCCATGGGCGTCATCGTTACGAAGGATAAGGTAGCGGACATCATCCGCGCGGTGGCTGACCTCGCGGGTAAGGACGTGCTCGTCGGCGTGCCTGACTCAACGGCCGACCGCGACGACGACCGGCCGATCAGCAATGCAGCGCTAGGCTACATCATGGAGACCGGATCTCCGGTCAACAACATTCCCGCCCGCCCGCATCTGGTACCGGGCATTCAGGACGTGCAGACCGAAGTCGCCGAACGCCTTCGCAAAGGCGCGATCGCGGCGCTTTCTGGTTCAGCATCTAGAGCCGAAGCCGCGCTCAACGCGGCCGGCATGATCGGGCAGCGTGGCGTGCGCGCGAAGATTACGGATGGCCCCTTCATCCCACTCGCGGAATCGACACTGCGCGCTCGTGCGCGCCGAGGCCGCAAAGGCGCTGCGAAGGAGCTGGCCAGCCGCGCGGCCGGCAACCAGCCAGACAACGCAAACGCGAAACCACTGATCGATACGGGCCAGTATCGGCAATCGATCACGTATGTCATCAGGAAGAAGTGACCATGCCGCAACTCGATGTCTCGGACGTACTTCTCGATCCTGATTTCATCGACAAATCGCTCATCTGCAATCGTATGGCGCAGACCGTGGGCAACGACGGGATTGCCGTCGACACGCCGACGAGCATGCCATTCTCTGGCGTCGTGACGAACGATACCGGTGACATCCTGATGCGCGAAGCGCAGGGAGAGCGCCTTGAAGGTTCCATCACGATCCACTCGAAGTTTCGTTTGACGGACGGCACCAACAGCTACAGCGCCGATCAGGTGGTATGGCTCGGTGCAACCTATACGGTCACGCGCGTCGCGAACTGGAGCACCTACGGACGCGGCTTCGTCGCAGCGACCTGCGATCTGGTGCCGCTCTCAGGAGGGCCGGATGGCCAATGATTCGAGCACCGGCGGGTACATCCTGCCAACTGGCAGCGGGCCGCCATACGACGCCGCACTCGATGCGATCTTTCAGGCGATGATCGTGGGTATCACCGGGTTGCCAGGCAACATGGTGCGGCCGCGATGGCAACCGAACATTCCGAAACAGCCACCGCCGGCTACCGACTGGTGCGCGTTTGGCGTGACTGTGCAAGCGCCCGACGACGGGCCGGCGATCGTTCACAACGGCGCCGGCAACGGTTCCGACACGTACATCCGGCATGAGCAGGTCGACGTCCTAGCGTCGTTCTACGGTCCGAATGGCGCGCAGTATGCCCAACAACTCGCCGATGGACTCAGCATCCCCCAGAACCTCGAACAGTTGAAGGCAAACGACATGAACAGCGTCGTCACTGGCGATATTCGCTCGGCGCCTGACCTCATCAACGAGCAATGGGTCAGGCGGTACGACATGCAACTGACGTTCCGCCGCAAGATAACGCGCACGTATGCGGTGCTGAACATCCTTACTGCCCAGGGCACGGTCCAGACCAACACGGTTACTGGCCCGCTCAGTTCCCAGTAGCCCGCATCACCCTCTTAGACAAGCCCGCCATTGTGCGGGCTTTTTTATTTTGGAGCCCTAGATGGCGAACACTTTGCCGGTTTCGCGGCTTATCAATGTCACGCTCAACATGAGCCCACAGGCTGCGCAAGGTGCGAACCTGAACACGGGCCTCATCATGGGCGCGTCTACGGTTATCGATACCGGCGAGCGCTTCCGTTCGTATGGCTCGGCTCCGGCCGTTGCGTCGGATCTCGGTTCGTCGGCTCCGGAGTATCTGGCGGCCAATCTCTATTTCCAGCAAGTGCCGCAACCGTCAACGCTGCTCGTCGGCCGGTGGGCGAAGGCCGCTACGTCGGCGAAGCTCAAAGGCGGGCTCATTTCCGCTGCCGCGCAGGCGATGGCGAACTGGACGACGGTCTCGAGTGGCGGTTTCAACATCACCATCGACGGCACGGTCAAGAACATCACGGCGCTCGACTTCACGGCGCAGACGAACCTGAACGGTGTGGCATCGGTCATCAATACCGCGCTCGGCGCATCCGGTTCGTGCGTCTGGAATCCGAATTACAGCCGGTTCGAGATCACCAGTTCGTCGACGGGCGCCGGCACGGCCGCGAGCGGCACGATCACGTTCTCGGGCATGCCCGCGGCCAACGATACGGTCACGGTCGGCGGCACAGCGGTTACGTTCGTAGCGGCCAATCCGACGGGGAATCAGGTGCTGATCGGTGGCACCGCGGCGCAGACGGCAGCCAACCTGCAAGCGTTCCTGCAAGCCTCCGCTGACGTCAACATCAGCAAGTGCAAGTACTCCACTACCCTGGCGGTTACGACGGTCACGTACGCATCGGTCGGCACGGCAGGCAATGCCTTCACGCTGGCGAAATCCTCGACGAATATCGCAGTTTCGGGTGCGACGCTCGCGGGTGGCGTGAACGCTTCGACGATCACCTATGCAACGTCGCCGGCCAGCGGCCAGGACATCTCGACGCAGCTCGGCTTGGTAACGGGCGTCGCCTCGGCGCCGGTCAATGGCGTCAATGCCGAACAGCCGGTCGACGCCGCAAACGCGATGATTACGAACTTCGGAAGCCAGTTTCTCGGCTTCACGTTCGCCGATACGTCGATCACCGATACTCAGCACCTCGCAGTGTCGGCGTATGTCGAAGCGGATCAGCGCCACCTTTACGGCATCACATCGCAGGAGGCCGCAGCAGTCGACCCAACGCAGACGAGCGATATCGGATATCAGCTCACGCAGCTCGGCTACAAGTACAGCATCGCACAATGGTCGAGTACGAGCCCGTACGCCGTCGCATCTCTGCTGGGACGCCTGCTGACCGTGAACTTCAACGGCAACAAGACGACGATCACGCTGGACTTCAAGACCGAGCCGGGCATCGTCGCAGAATCGCTGAACACCACGCAAGCGAACGCGCTGGACGCGAAGCGATACAACTACTTCGTCAATTTTGACAACAACACGGCCATCATCCAGACGGGCGTAACGCCGAGCGGCATCTTCATCGATTCGATCTACAACGCAATCTGGTTCCGCAATCGCGTTCAGACGGACTTGTACAACGCCCTGTATCTGAGCCCGACGAAGATCCCGCAGACAGACGCCGGCAACCAGCAATTGGCGGCAGTGATGGAGAAGGCCGGCGACGCGGCGCTGAATAACGGATATGCCGGCCCGGGTGTGTGGACGAGTGCCGGTTTCGGTGCGCTCAACCAGGGCGACACGCTTTCGAAGGGCTACTACGTGTACACCCCGCCGATCTCGTCGCAGTCGACGTCGGATCGGCAGGCGCGCAAATCCGTGCCGTTCCAGATGGCATTGCTCGAAGCTGGTGCAATCCATAGCGTTCAGCTCACCGTCAACGTCACCCGGTAAAGGTAGATCATGGCTTCCTATTCGTTCAAGGATGTAACCGCGACGCTGGTCGGTCCGACCGGCACGTTTTCGCTGGGCTATGGCTCGGCCAACGCAAAAGAAGGCATCGACATCGTCGCGGCCAGCGACAAGAACACCATGACGGTTGGTGCTGACGGCGAAGGCATGCACAGCCTGCACGCGGATAAGTCTGGTCAGGTCACGGTGCGTCTTCTCAAGACCAGCCCGATGAACCAGAAACTCATGGCGACGTACGACGCTCAGGCCATCAGTTCGTCGCTGTGGGGGCAAAACATCATCACCGTTGCCAACACGGCATCTGCTGACCTTCACGTCGCACGTCAATGCGCGTTCAAGAAAAAGCCGGACATGAAGTATGCGGAGGATGGCGATGTGATCACGTGGGTGTTCGACGCCGTCAAGATCGACTCGGCACTGGGCACGTACTAAACGTCAATAGCGTCGGCTAGGTTCGCCACCGAAAAGCGCTAGTCCAGCGTCTGCCCACGCTCCCTTGCTGGACTGTCTCAAAGGACACGAGATGTCGATTGAATTTGAAATCGCAGGACACCGCTATCGCGCGGAGAAGCTTGATGCGTTCAAGCAACTCCATGTCTCACGCAAAATCGCGCCGATCGTGCCAAAGCTCCTCCCCATGTTCCTGAAGTTCTCGACAATGGGAGATTCGATGAAGGCAGACCTCGCCGGCATGGCGTCGGCATTCGAGCCGCTTGCACAAGCTCTCGCAGAGATGCCCGACGCCGACTGTGAGTATGTCTTTAACGCGTGTCTCGGCGTCGTAGCCCGACATCAACAGGGCAACTGGGCGTCAATCTGGACGAACGGTGGCCTGATGTTTGACGACATCGACCTGGGCGTCATGGTGCAGATTGCAGCCAAAGTGATCTGGGATAGCCTCGGAAATTTTATTCAAGGCCTGCTCGAGAACAAGGGGGCGGGCCCGACGCCGGCATAACGTGGGCGCATATGCCTGACGGTCTCGACTGGCTTCTGCGTCCCGTTGTCAAACGGATGTGTCTATTCGAAAGCCTCAAGAACGGTACGATTGACCTAGCCGACATCGCGATCATGAACGACGCGCTGGACGTGCTCGCGGAAAACCAGCAGATCGCCCAACGCATAGCAGAGAGTCAGAATGTCCGGTAACGCTGACGTCATCAAGGAGTTCCTCGTCTCCCTTGGGTTCCAGGTGGACGGTCAAGGGCAGAAGAAATTCATCGACGGCGTTATCGGCGCGACGCTAAAGGTTGCCGAGCTCGGCGTCGCGGTCAAGACGGCGTCGGCTGCTGTGGTGGCTAGCGTTACGGTAATTGCATCGCAGATGGAGGCGCTCTACTTCGCCTCGCAACGGACCGGCGCGGCGGTCGCCAATATCCAGGCGCTTGGCTTTGCCGCGGCGCAGATGGGCTCAACAGCAGATGCCGCGAAAGGATCGCTTGAAAACCTCGCGCGGTTCATGCGAAATAGCCCGGGCGCGACCGGTCTGATTCAGGGGCTCGGCGTCCAGACGCAAAACGCCAATGGGCAGTTGCGCGACACGACCGAAATCCTCGCGGATCTCGGCAAGCAGTTCGCCAACATGCCCTATTACCGAGCGAATGCATACGCGCAGGCGCTGGGGATAGACGAAAAGACCCTGATGGCGCTTCGCCAGGGTCTCGGCCAGTTCGGCGACGACTACAAAGACATGCTCGCGAAAGCGGGCCTCAACTCGCAGCAGGCGGCCGAGTCATCGCACGCCTTCATGAACGAAGTGCACTCCCTTGGCGCCGCGTTCGTGATCCTGAGCCAGAAGGTCGCGGCGTCGCTGACTGGCAAGATGAGCGGCGACATCAAGCGCTTTCGCGAGGGCTTGGTTGACAACTTTGGCCGCATCTCGAGCATCATCGAGAAAGTCGTTGGCGTTGTTTTGCAGATGGCCGACGTCGTCAGTTCGCTGGCGATCCGCGGCATGCAGGCAATCGGCGCGGTCATTGATTGGTTCGACGGTCTGGACCGCGGAACAAAGACGCTGATTGAGTCGGTAGCCGCGCTTTATGCTGGATGGCGATTACTGAACGCCGGCTTCCTTGCTTCGCCGATCGGGATCATCGTTGCGCTCGGAACGGCGATCCTCGCCCTCTACGACGATTACAGAACGTGGAAGGAAGGCGGCAAATCGCTGATCGACTGGGGCAAGTGGGAGCCGCAGATTCAGGAGGCGCTCGCCGGTTTGAAAGAACTCGGCGAAGAGCTCAGCCAGCTCGCCCATGTGCTCCTGACTATATTCGCGCCGGCGCTTGAAGCTATCGGGAAAATCCTGTTTGGCGCAATCAAGACTGGATTTGGGAACCTGCTCGATATGGTGACGCTGATCACCGACATCCTGACGGGAAAGTGGGAGCAGGCTGGACAGAAGGCGAAAGACATCATGGCGCGAACGGCGTCGTTCGCCAAGGACTCGTTCGCGTCTGCGCTGGCCGGCATTCGCGGCACCGTCGAAAACGCGCAGACGTCTGTGAATGGCGGCGACAACGCTTCCGTACACCCAACGACCGGACCCCAGGTGACCGCGTCTCCCGCGTCGCCAAGCGCCCCGCCCTACCAAGGCAACTCTCGCGATCCCCGAGGTATCCGCAACAACAATCCCGGCAACTTGAACTACGTCGGACAAGCGGGTGCGATAAAGGAGACCGGGCCAAACGGCCGATTCGCCGTCTTCCAGACTGCGGAAGACGGCCTTCGCGCGCTCGCCGATCAGCTTCGCCGCTACGGCTCACGCGGCATAAATTCGGTGCGGGCGATCATTTCTAAGTTCGCGCCGGCCAATGAGAACAACACCCAAGCGTACATCGGCAGTGTATCGAAGGGCTTGGGCATTGGCGCCGACGCGGCGCTCGACCTGAACGACCCCCGCGTCATTCAGGGATTGATGGGCGCGATCATCCGCGTCGAGAACGGCAAGAACCCCTACAGCGCAGAGCAGATAGCAGCCGCCTCGGGCGTTCGCGCGGCCGCCGCTGCGGGGAGCGCACCGGTGTCTGTCAGCCAGACGACGACCATCCATGTGGCCGGCTCGAGCGATCCGCAGGCGACGGCTCAAGCTGTCGCTAAGGCGCAGGGCGGCGTCAATCAACGCCTCGTGCGAAACATGAAAACGGCGGCGCAATGACGGGCTTTCTGCAAACAGGCATTGGGATCGCAGCATCGATCGGCGCCGATGTTGTAAGTGCGTTCTTCACTCCTAAGCGCTCCATCACATCGTCGGTCGGGTCGTTCCATGCCTATGTCACGCTCGAGGAGCGGCATCACGATGAGCTGGTCATAACGGACCACCCGGTAGAGCAAGGCGCTTCGATCTCCGACCATGCATACAAGAAGCCCGCGGAAGTAACGTTGACGCTGGCGTGGTCGAATAGCAGCCTCAGCTCGATAACGTCGTTGCAGTTCGGTAACTACAGCCAGTTCGTCTATAAGCAGCTTCTCGCGCTGCAGTCCTCGCGCACGCCGTTCGCCCTGTCGACCGGTAAGCGCCGGTATCAGAACATGATGATCCAGTCGCTCGACACGACGACGGACGCCAAGACGGAGAACTCTCTGATTGCGACGATTCACTGCCGGGAGGTGATCATCGTCCAGACGACGACCACGCAGCTGCAGCCTGCCGCGAATATGTCGAGCCCTCAGAAGACGGCCGCGATCACGAATTCTGGAACCAAACAGCCTCAATCTACGACGACAAGCGTGCTATATCGGATTGCGCACTGATGCCCTCGACTTTCGAAATACCGCTGACTGCGCAGCCCCAGACGTTCTATGTGACGATCCTCAACACGCAGTATCAGTTCACGCTGCAGTGGCGAGACGCGATGAATGGAGGGTGGGTGCTAGACATCGCAGATGCATCGAGCAACCCGATCGTCGGCGGGATTCCACTGGTGACTGGCGTTGATCTCCTGGCGCAGTACAAGTACCTCGCGTTTGGGTTCGAACTCTGGGTGCAGACGGACGCGGCCGATGCACCGCCGACATACACGAATCTCGGAACCAACAGCCACCTGTACTGCGTTACTCCGTAGGCGCAGTTATCGCAGCAGCGAGTCGCGCAGGTGTCGCTATTTTTGCTCCCTCCCGGTTAAACCATGACCCAACAATGGCTACGGAAAGTCAGCCTGATCGTGGGCAACGCAAGCGGCCAGGGGCTCGATCTATCGCAGCTTCATATTCGTTTCACGATATTCAGCGCGACGACGCAGAGCCCCAATCACACGACGATTCGGGTCTATAACGTCGCCGACGCTACCGCCAAGCGACTGCAGCAGGAATTCCAGCAAGTTTTTCTGCAAGCAGGGTACGACAGCAACTTCGGCCTCATCTTTAGCGGCTCCATCAAGCAGATCCGCAAGGGCCGCGAGAATGCGACTGACACGTTCGTCGACATTATCGCGGCCGACGGCGACGAAGCCTACAACTGGTCCGTCGTCAATACGACGCTGGCGGCTGGTTGGAGCCAGACGGACTATCACGCAGCGCTCATCCAGTCGATGTCGCCGTATGGTGTCTCGGCCGGCTACGCCCCGATGTTTGCGCCGTCGAAACTGCCCCGCGGCAAGGTCTGCTACGGCATGGCGCGCGACTACATGCGGCAATTGGCCGGCGCCGCTGGCATGCAATGGACGATTCAAGACGGCAAGCTCCACATGGTGCCCGTCGCCGGTTATCTGCCGAATGAGGCAATCGTGCTGACATCGGACACCGGAATGGTCGGCGTACCTACGCAGACGGTCGATGGGATTCTCGTCAAGTGCCTGCTCAACCCGAACATCGTCCCCGGCAGTCGAGTTCATATCGACAACGCCAGCATCCAGCAGGCCGCACTGAGCGTTGACTACACGGCGACGAACTACTTCCCAAGTCTGGACGATGACGGGCTCTATAAGGTCTACGCGATGACCCAGACAGGCGACACGCGCGGACCGGCCTTCTACACCGACATGATCTGCGCAGCCGTAAATGGTACTCAGCCGCTCACGTCGACCTACACGAACGCCGTTGTGAGCGGGGGTTAAATGGATCCCAGAGAAAGATGGGACGACCCTGAAGAAGCGCTACGAGTAGCGATGGATGGTCTTAAGTCTGGCATCTGGACATCGATGCCAGGAATCATCCAGTCGTTCAACACAAGCGCTGTGACTGCGACCGTTCAGATCGCCATCAAGGGGATCGTGCACGCGCCCGACGGAAGTGCTCAGTTCGTCAACATGCCGTTGCTCGTCGATGTTCCCGTGCACTTCCCCCGCGGCGGCGGCTGCACGCTGACGTTCCCCGTGGCGAAAGGCGATGAGTGCCTCGTCGTTTTCGCGGCACGCTGCATCGACGGGTGGTATCAATCGGGAGGGGTTCAGATCCCGATGGAACCAAGAATCCATGATTTGAGCGACGGTTTCGCCTTCGTCGGCTTCTTCTCGCAAGTCACGAAGATCGGTGGAATCAGCACATCGAGCGCACAACTTCGCAGCAATGACGGGTCGACGTACATCGATGTGAATCCCGCTTTGCAAAAGGTGAAGATCGTCGCTCCTGGCGGCTTCGATGTTATTGCGCCCCTTTCTACGTTCTCGGCGGCGGTAACGATCACGGGCCTGCTGACATTCGTTGGCGGGATGATCGGCAGTGCTGCAAGCGGCGCTGCGGCTGTGTTTAACGGAATCTTGAACGTCGTCGGCCAGATCACCGCAAACGGCAAGCGCGTTGACGACACGCACACTCATTCCGACCCGCAGGGCGGCAATACTGGACCGGTCAATTAAGGATCTCCATGCGTTACCGGAAGCAAGATGCAAACGGCGACTACGTCTGGGGGCATCAGCAGAACGATTTCTGGCTGAACACTCCAGAGGGTGTCGCTCAGGCGATCAAGACACGCCTGCTACTGTTCGTCGGCGAGTGGTTTCTCGATGTGACGGACGGAACACCATGGACGACTCGGATCCTCGACAAGTACACGAAGGATCAGTACGACGCTGCCATCCAGGATCGAATTCTTGGGACGCAAGGCGTTACACAGATTTCCGACTATTCGAGCTCAGTCAATACGACAACTCGTACACTCACCGTCGATGCGACGGTTGAAACGCAGTACGGCACAACGACGATTTCCACCACGATATGACGATCACTTCAGTCGCGCCGGTCATCAGTGCCACCGGCATCAGCGCACCGGCATTCTCGGATGTACTGGCGTATGTGATCGCCAAATATCAGGGTATCTACGGCACTGACATCTACCTTGGTGCGGATAGCCAAGACTACCAGTTCCTGTCTGCTGGAATCGCAACGCCCATCAACGACCTGAACGCTGCGATCATCGCCGCGTATAACGGATTCTCACCGGCGACTGCACAGAACGCCAATCTTTCCAGCGTCGTGAAGATCAACGGCCTCACGCGCAACATACCGACCAACTCGACCGTCGACCAAATCATCGTCGGCGTCGTCGGAACGGTTATCGCGAACGGCGTGACGCAGGACGCGAATGGGAATAAGTGGAATCTGCCGTCGATGGTCACGATTCCGGCGAGCGGTACGATCACGGTGACGGCGATGTGCCAGACGCCCGGGGCTGTGCAGGCTGGCATCGGCACGGTCAACCAGATCGCGACTCCGACCTATGGCTGGCAGTCAGTCACGAACGCAACTGCGGCGGCAGCTGGCGCTCCCGTTGAAACGGACTCGCAATTGAAGGCGCGGCAGACAGTGTCCACTGCCCTGCCTTCTCGCACGGTGCTGGAAGGCACAGTCGGTGCCGTCTGGTCGATTCCTGGCGTCACGCGCGTTACTCCATACGAGAACGACACAAGCGCGACCGATGCGAACGGCGTCCCTGCCAACAAGATCTATCTCGTCGTCGAAGGTGGCGATTCAACGGCGATCGCCCAGGCGATTGCGGCAAAAAAAACACCTGGCACCGGCACATACGGCACAACGACAATCTCTGTCACCGATGCTTATGGCATTCCTCACCCAATCAGCTTCTATCGCCCGACGTACGACGCTATAACGTGCGCGATCACCTTGAAGGCGCTGATGGGTTACACGACGGCTATCGGCACAGCGATTCAAAATGCAATCGCTGCATACGTCAATGCAGTCGCGATAGGCGGTGCGCCGAGCGGCATGGTGGAATGGGACTCGGCGCTGTCTGCAGCGAAGTCGGTATCGGGTAGCAATACCTTCCGCATCACATCCCTCACCTTGAGCGGACCTGGCGGTGCTGGAACGCCGGACGTGCCGCTGGCATTCAATCACGCAGGTCAGATTCTCACACCTTCGTCTAGCGTAACGATCACGGTGACTTGATGGCCGCAGCGACCGACTACACAGGTCTTCTGACATCGGAGCATGTCAGCAAACCGAAGTTCGCGGCTATGGTTGCGGCAGTGGCGCAGTGCTTCGTCGATCAGATCAACGTCATGCAGTCGATTCCGGCTGCGTTCGATCTGGACACGGCGGTAGGCGTGCAGCTTGACGCAGTTGGTCTGTGGGCGGGCATCACCCGCCAACTAAAGCTCCCGCTGAATGTCTACTTTTCGCTGGACACCGTCAACCTGGGCTTCGGCCAAGGTTCGTGGCAAGGTCCGTTTGACCCAAGTTCGGGACTCGTTTCGCTTGACGACGCGACGTTCCGAACGCTGATCCGGGCAAAAATCGCAGCTAATTCGTGGGACGGCACCGTGCCGGGCGCTGCAGCTGCATACGCGAACCTCTTTGCGGGATCCGGCAGCAATATCTTCATTCAAGACAACCAGGATATGACCATGACGGTCGGTGTCTCTGGAGCAATCCCCAGCGCTCTACTTCGGGCGTTGATATCTGGCGGTTACTTGCACTTAAAGCCAGAAGGCGTCCGCGTCAATTATTATTTCGTAGCGTCAGTCAATAATACGCCATTGTTCGGTTTCGACGTCGAAAATTCCTACATTTCTGGATTCGATGTCGGTTCCTGGGCCGTCCCAGCATAATCTATCTTTCGCCATATAAACAGCCGCCTTCGGGCGGCTTATGCTTTCCTGGAGCCTGAATGGCAACGAATGACTTCCTCCCGTTTGCATACGGCGGCGGCGCAAATGTCCTGTCGCAATCTGCGTACTCCGCCCTCACGACGCTGCTTTCTGGCGGATATCAGTCGGGCATAGCCAACTCGGCGCAGATGAACAAAACGTGGCGCCAAAGTTCCATCATGGCAGCTGTTTTGGGCCAGTTTTCTGCGGATTACTCCGGGCAAAATTCGACTGACGACGGAACCACGGCGACTCTTGAGACTAACCTCGTTGCTGCGATCCGTAGCGCTACGAAGACTGGCGTCCTTCTGGCGGACACCGGGGCCGCAAACGCTTATACGGCGACGAACGTTCCCGCGCTCACATCCTTGGTAAACGGCCTAGTCCAGCAAGTCACAATTGCTCATGCGAACACGGGGGCATCGACCTATGCACCTGACGGGCTGACTGCGGCTCCCATTTATGGCCTAGCGCTACAGCCACTCCAAGGTGGGGAGTTGTTCGTTGGTGGCACTGCGGTGTTGGTGCGCGCGACGATCGCTGGCGTAAATACCGGCAATCCGATATGGGTGCTTATGGAATGTGCTGGGGGGGCCCAACAAATCGCCCCCGCCACTCAGAGCCAGCATGCCCCCCAAGCCGGCCAAGTGCAGCGTAGCGCATTCAACTACGCTGGTCTCGCTGGCGGTACGGCGAATGCCATTACGGCCACGCTGAATGTCGTCCCGACGTCGTACACAGACTATCTCATCGTCACGGTTCGCATTGCGTCGACCAATACGGGCAGTGTGTCGCTAAACGTCAACGGCCTTGGAATCGTTCCGGTAATCGGACAAGGGCATCAAACGCTGCAAGGCGGCGAGCTCGTAGCGGGTGGGTTCGCAACGTTCGCGTATTCGCAGAACTTCAGCGAAGCAATCTTGCTCGCGTCGACGGGTGGGCCAGTACAAGTCGGCGCTGCTACGCAGAGTCAGCATGCAGTGCAGCTGGGTCAGCTTGCCTCGGGAACTGTCAACATCGGCAACCGCGCCCAATTCCCATCGAGCAGTAGTTTCACGGTCCCGGCGAACGTCACGACGATTTGGCACTCCGGGTGCGCGGGTGGAGGCGGGGGTGGCGGAAGCGGTGGAATTTCGGGAGTGACTGCTAGCTGGTCATCTACCAGTGGAGGGGGCGGCGGCCAGCCGGGGCAATTTGTGCGTCGCGTTCCAATCACCGTCACGCCAGGTCAAACGCTCACCATCAGCATTGGTGCTGCCGGCACCTCAGGCTCCGCCGGGGTGGCCGGGGGCGCTGGTGGTAATGGCGGCAACGGCGGTAATACCACTATCAGCGGCACGGGGGTGAGCGTCACATTGACCGGTGGTGCAGGCGGAACCGGTAGCGCCGCAATTTCCGGCGCAAACAACGTGGTCGGCGCACCTGGATCAGCGGGCGGCATTGGCGCTGATGATGGATTTTGGGGCATTGCCGTCTCGGGGTATGGCTACGATATTGGGGGGCAAGGCGGCCGGGGTGGAAATACTCCATTCGGCACAAGTGGGGGCGCCACGAAAATGCAGAGTGCGGCGCGCGCCGGCGCTGGCTACGGCGCAGGCGGCTCTGGCGGCGGGGGAGCCGTGACGCAAAGTAGTAGCGTTGGCTATGCGGGCGCGACAGGAGGCGCTGGGTACCTCGAATTCGAATGGTGATGGTTATGCAAAGATACGCACTTGTTGACGCTTCAGGCGTTGTTGAAAACGTCGTCATGTGGGACGGTGGCGAGGATTGGGCGCCTCCACAAGGCTTTACTGCGGTGCAGTCGGACACAGCCGCGATCGGATCTTCGTATGTGAATGGGGTTTTTTCGGAGCCCGCACCGCAGGCTATCGTTTTGACGCTTGCTCAGGCTCAGGCCGCTCAGATTTCGGTGGTCAACGCAGCATATGCGAGCGCCGTGGTTCAGCCGGTCTCATATTCATCGAAAGGCGGCGCGACCAAGACTTTCCAGGCAGATAGCCTCAGTCAGGCAACCTTGATGCAGGCGACGCAAGGGTACAACTTGGCCGGGGCCGTACCGAACGGCTTTTATTGGGTCAGCGCCGACAACGCGCAGGTGCCGTTCACATTGGCTGACCTCTCGGGCCTCTATGAGGCGATGCTTGCGCAAGGCTGGGAGGCATTCCAGAAGAAGCAATCGCTGAAGGCGAAGATTCAGGCTGCGGGGACGGTAGACGAAGTGCAGGCTATTTCCTGGTAACAAGCTTCAGGCGCTTTAGGCTGAGAATTGGCCGCTCGACGAGATGCCAGCTGATTGATGCAATCGCCAACGTGGCCGCCATGGCCACTACAGCGGAAATCACGGGCGGTTGCTGGGCGATTCGGGTGTGCAAGAGATAACCCCCGACGAGCACGTGGTAAATGTAAATCCCGTAGCTGACCCTGCCGACGTCTCGGAGGGCTCGGTTATCCAGATGCGCAACGGCGCGGGGCGATCTCGCAAGCCACGAGATCAGCCACGCGCATATCGCTGCGCTCGCAGATGCCATCGGCCAGTCCCCCGCCGTGTGCGCGCCCGCAGCGCTCGCAATGGCGAGGGCTGCGAGGAGGACTGCACCTGCGGCGCCCACCCAACCCGGAACGCTCCGGCCGTCTCGCTCGAGCATAGCAAGCATCGCACCGGCCGCAAGGCAATCAAGGTTGCTGCTCAGAGCGAAATACGACGCTGGAACGTTGCCCACGTGAGATGCGAAATACCAGCGTGAGATCGGAGCGACAATCACCATAGCCACGCAAACGATCGCCACGGATCGTACGGGCAGCATCATCAGCAGAGGCCAGAACAGGTAGAACTGCTCCTCGACTGAAAGGGACCAGAAGTGTATCGGGAACAGGAACTGCCCTTTAATCGCGAAAAATGCGTTCGAGAGGAACAGCATGTGCCAAGGAATTCCCCCCTTAGTAAAGCCCGGCCAGACGAAATAGATGAATGCTATGGTTAGGTAATACACAGGCCATATCCGAAGCGCTCTGCGCCAGTAGAATGCGCGCAGATTGATGCCGTCGGCGTGCTTTTCGTGCAGAAGCCCACGCGTAATCACGTAGCCGCTGATCGTGAAAAATGCGAACACACCGACGAGGCCCCAATTCAATGGACGCGGAAAGCCAGGGACCCAGTGGCTGAGCATCACCGCGATTACAGCGATGGCTCGCAGCGTATCAATCTCTGGCCGATACTTGAGATTGACTGCCGGTGATCTGGCGTCAATATCCGTATAAGTTGTAGTGGTCTGCATTCGCGGCCCATCGAATCGGGGTTCGACATTTTATATGACGATTGCAGTCTCTGCGTCAAAACACATTCGCCCGATACTTCGCCATCAACACATGAGCACCGTGCCAGATCGGCGGCACATTCTCGCCGCGCGGTGCGGCGTTGCAGAAGTACTGATACTCGATAGACAGGTTGCGATAGCTCGCTGTCAGGCCGGCAGTAGCGCCGACCAGCCAGCGCGGCCGATTCCCGACATGGATGTTGCTTGGCGCCGAGTCGGCTGACGGACGCCATCCATAGACGTCGACCGCCCAGCTGTATCGGTGGATGTATGGGCCAACCTCGACGCCAAGGCGCCACGGACCGATGTTGTAGTAGGGCTCGACAGTGAGCGCAAAGCCGGCGTCGTGGCCCGACCCGACATAGTTCGCGAGCGGCCAGCACGGGCCGACGCACGATTTCGTGTGCGTGTCATAGTTGGCGTCGCTCGGGGTCGCCATCGCCTGCGTATGCACAGTGCCGAGCCAGACATAGTCGGCGTGCCATGCGACGCCCCAGCGCGGGCGCGTGAAGAGGTCGCCTGTCACGCCAAATTTCACGGCTGGCGCGGTCAGCTCAAGCTTGTGCTGAAAGGCATCTTGGTACCACAGGCCGTCGCCGCCCTTGTCGTATGCGGTGCCGCCGATACCTGCTTCGATCTGGAAGAACGATTCAGCGTGCGCCTGAGTCACAGCGGCGCAGCCGAGGGCCATTGCTGCGGCAGCTATTCGCCACTGGTGGTCCTGGCGCTGTCGACCTCGATCTTCGCGCCGACCGCCCTGCACCAGTCGAAGACCTGCTCGACGGTCGCGGTGCGATTGAGCAAAGCCCCCGCAAGGAAGAGCATAGGAAGACTCATTGGCCGAGGCTTGTGACCGCCGCAGTACTTGTGCCACTGCTGGCTGCTGGCCAGCCCGAACAGGTCGGCCATCTGCTTGCCTGAGTAGCTGAGCCGCTCCTTGAGGTCGCTCAAGTCCTGCGGCGACGGTGGCTCGTATCGAATGGGCATGGGCAAGTAAGCGCAATATGCGCGCGCGAAATGTGGTCTTCATGGTCGTCCTTTCGGAGTGGCGGGCAGTCGCGGTACGCGCGCCCAACACCCCCAATATGTTCCCAAAGGGAACAAAAGTCAAGCAGCAAAAACGCAATCAGCCGCCTCGCGCGGCTTTTTCTTTTTCCGGGGTATGCATGTCCGAGACGAAGGCAGCGCCGTCGCGCGCGAGCATGGAAGAGCGGTTCAAAGCGGGAGAACGTCGGTTCTCCCGGCTCGAGCAGCGGCTGAATCAGATGGATCAAGAGGTGAAGCAGCACCTTCGACAGCAGGACGACAAAACTGAAGCGATCGCCATTGCGGTTACGCGCATCGATGCCAACACGAGTTCGATCATCGAAACATGGAACGAAGGCGCGAAGGCTGTGCGGTTCTTCTGCCGGGTTGCTGACGCGTGGCGCTTCCTCGTGCGTCAGGTGGCGGTCCCCGTTGTGCTGCCCGGGATCGGCCTGTACGCCCTTTGGCACTACGCCCACTACCACGCTTTCCCTGTATGGGTGAGCGACGTCTACAAACTTCTGGTTGCGATGCTATGACGCCTCAAGACTTCATTGCCGCGGTGGCGCCGGCCGCACGCACGTCGATGCAATCGACGAAGATCCCCGCGTCGTTCGTCGTTGCGGAGGGTGCGCTCGAAAGCGGGTGGGGCGCATCCCAGCTCGCGCAGCAGGCGTTCAATCTCTTTGGTGTGAAAGCCGATCCGTCATGGCATGGCCCGACGTGGTCCATGCAGACGCGCGAATTCCTGAGTGGCCACTGGGTGATGGTGCCGGCCGTTTGGCGTAAGTACGCCGACTGGCTCGGGTCGATCAGCGACCACGCCCAATTCCTGATTTCAAACCCCCGGTATCGGCCGGCGTTCGCCTACACGAGCGGCACGACATTTGCCCAGGCGATTGCGGCTGCCGGCTACGCGACCGATCCGCAATACGCCGCGAAAATCATTTCGATCATCAAGGCGCACAACCTATCCCAGCTCGACAGCTGAAGTCTCGAATCACCCTCAAAACTGCCCGGCCGCGCGCCGGGCTTTTTCGTTTACGACCATGACACAAGAACACGAACTGCGCGAAACGCTGACGGTGGACGTCATCACCCCTGAGCATGCTGACCGCGTCACCACGCCCCTCTTCCGACACACGAAGAAGGCGCTTTTCGACAAGGTTGAACCCGCGATCACGATTCCGCGCGACGAGCCTGGCCGCTGCTGGATTTGTGGAAAGTCCGAGGCCGAACTCGGCGCACCGCTCGAGGCGCATCACTTCGGTGTTGAGCGCAGCTTCGCCGAGGGAAAGATCCGATGGGATCGCGTGAAGGCCGATTACCCGCATTGGGACTGGACGAAATTCGATTCGACGAACCCGTATTCATTCGTCGACGACATGGAGGCGCAAGGAGTCCTCCTGTGTAAAGAGCACCACACCGGCAAGGATGCCGGGATTCATAGCATTCCGTTCAGCCTATGGATCATGCAGCGGTACCTCGAAGACGGTCAGCAGTTCTCGCCGACCGAAGTCATTCATCACGATCCGGAGCATCTATGAACCAAGCGAATAGTCTCACCACCGGCGGCATCACGATCAGTGCCGCGACGCTCGAGCCCGCCGTCAGCTGGGCCTTGCAGGCAATCACCCATGCGCCGGTACCGGAAAGCGTCTCCGTGCTCGTCACGGGTCTTCTCGGCGCCGCAGTGCATGCCGCAGTGAGCTACCTCAACGCACGATTCGGCGCAAAGCCGGCTGCACAGCAGTAACCCTCTCGCCGCACGCGCGGCATCCCTCCAGCCTCAAATCCCGAAGGATCTCCAGATGAAGAAGCTCATGCTGCTCGCGGCAGGCATTGTCGCGTCCCTGGCCGTCGTCCTCGCCGGCTGCACCACGGCCCAACAGCAGACGTTCGCTGAGCTCGCGGCGAATGCGAAGGCGCAAGTCGCGAAGGCGTGCGCGGTGGTCCAACCGACGCTGCTCGACTTGAGCGCGTCCATGCCGTCCGATGCAAACCTGAAGCTGCTCGCGGCCGACAACGGGAAGTTGTGTGCCGCGGCTGCATCGCTCGATGTTGCTAGTGCACAAGGCCTCGTCGACACGGCCATCCCGCAGGCGATCGGACTCGTCGGCCTCCTGCCGCTCGACCCCGCGACACAGACGACGATTCGCCTCGCACTCGGCGGCGCGTCGATCGCTCTGTCGAACTGGCTTGCTGTCTACGGGCCGTCGAGCTCGACGGCGGCACCGGCATCGGGCACTTCGGCTGCATCCGCGCCGACCGCTGCATCGACGCCGCTTGCCGGGCCGGTGCTGCAATGACGCCCCGCGACTACGCGCTGATTGCGCAGGAGGCGTACAACGTGGCGCCCGACATAGGCCAAGTCGATACCGCCTCGCGCGCGATCATGCGGCAGACGCCGGGCGGCCTCGTCGTTGCCTTCCGGGGATCGGACAATCGCGCGTGCTGGGAGGCGGACTTCGACGCCTTCCCGATGGACGTCGACGGCATAGGGAAGCTCCATCGAGGCATTTGGCAGGCGTGGGAGGCCATGTCGGAGGCCGTGCTTGCGGCGATCAATGGGGAGGCCGTGACGCTCGTCGGGCATTCCTTGGGCGGGGCACTGGCGCTGATGTGCGCGATCCAGATGACGGTATCGGGGAATCCGCCGGCTGCGGTGTGGGGTTTCGAGCCGCCGCGGATCAGCCCGGGCCCCGAGTTCGGGCCGCTGCTCGCGCACGTGCCGATCACGCTCTACCGGAACGGTCTCGACATCGTCCCGACACTCCCCGAGGACTGGTATTTGCCTGTGCCGCTCACTGAGATCGGGGCGCCCGAACTTCCCTGCGTCAACCCGATCGATCACAAAATGGCACGCGTCATTGCGGCCCTTGGCGCCGCGGTCACCGAGCCATCACCGGCTGTTTAAGAGGGCGGGGCGCCGGCTCATCGTCCGAGCCGGTTGCCCTGACCCAAAACGCACAGCCATGCTCGCCGTCCGCATGCACCTGCTTCCGGCCGCCGTACAAGCAGATGACGTGAGGCGTCCCGGGCTGGTCAAAACCCCAGTGCTCACAGAGACGGCAGGGCGGATTCTTGCCGTACGGATCTCTCAGACTATGGGACATTTGCCGTATGCATGTACTGTATGCCCGAACAGTATATCCCTTTGACTTCCCACGAAACGGGCGCGCCAGGACGCCCTATTCATCCAGCAATCATCCTCTGAGCGCGCCTACGCAGCTCGCCGCGGCCTGAATTGGACGACGTTTTTTGCGTTCCCGCTCTCGGGCTCATGGCCATCGCTGCATTTGGCGATGAACCGGGCCCACGCCTCCATCGCCGCCCGGCGCTCCGGTATTTCCTCGCGCACGTCATAGACGCCTTCCACACCCTTGATCTTGTGATTCAGGGCGATCTCGCTGATCTCACGCGAAAAGCCCAGGTTTCGCAAATGCCCCTTGGCCGTCGACCGCGTGTCATGCGGGGTAAAGCGACGCATATCGAGGCCACGCTCGTCGAACGCTTTGGTGATGGCATCGCGCAAGATTTTTCGATTGACGTGCCCCGTCGCACTGTTCTTCGTGCGTGCTGGGCATAGCCATTTCGAATCACCAGACAGTGCGATCAATTCTCGGAACCATTCCACAACGAGGGGTGCCAGTGGCACAAGAAATTCCTCTCTTGTCTTGGTTGCCTCGGCCCTGATGCGCCATGCCCCCCGGTCGAGATCAATCAGTGCTTTCTCTGCGGTGATGAGCTCGATCGAGCGCACGCACGTCGCGAGCAAGATGCGGAACATGAGCCCATCAACGCGTCCGACGAGCTGATCGATGTCGCGCAACAGGATATGCAACTCTTCCGCCGACAACATCACGCGTTTCCGCTTGGGAGGACGATCGCCGAGCACCGACTTCAAGTCGATTCCCGTGGCTGGATTGAAATTGATCTGCCGACGCGAAACCGCATGCCCAAAGACGCTTCGCACCACGACCATCAACATGTCGCAGATGGACCAGGGGCGTCCGCAGGCCTCGATCATGAAAACGACGTCAGCCGGTGTGACTGTTTCCACGTTGAGCGATCCCAGCTTTGGCCGGATGATGCCATCGATCAGGCCCGTGTACATCTCGACCGTATTGGCCGATAGGGCGCCGAAACGCTTCTCGATGTAGTCATCGCACAGTTGATCCACCGTCATCGACTTGCGCACGCGCGCTTTCTCGACCTTCTTGTCGGCCGCCGGGTCCTTCCCCTCATCCACCTGGACGCGAAGCGCACGGGCTTTCTTTCGCGCTTCAGCCAGCCCCATATCCGGGTAGTTTCCGAGCGTGATTTCTCGGCGCCTCGGTCCGCGGCTATATCGAAGCACCCACGTCGCCGTTCCGAATTCCGACAGGGTGAAGGTCAGACCTTCGCCATCAGCGCGGGAAATGGGTTCTTTGGCGGCGACCCAGCGGCGCAACTGGAGGTCGTCAAGCGCATGGTGGAGGCGTGGCATTTTTGCATCTCGGGGGAGTTGAGCCACGATTATTCCTGCCCGAAAGCTACCAAACAAGCTACCATAAATTCGCGTTTCACGACGTTACACCACATCACATGACGCCACGCTAAGCCCATGATTCTATGTGGGTATTTATTTTATCGCGATACACTGCGAGACACGCGCTCACACTATCAGAATTAAGGCGTGCTTATGTCTGCCGAATCCAGAGGCCATTATCTGGCATATGATTGCGGCTAGTTACACCCGCCTTTTGGGGGCGTAGCTACCACCCTGGCTACCAAAAATTCACGAAGGCTGTCGTCCGTGATCCTGGAGGAGTTCTCGCCCAGTTGGATGCGGACAATCTTGCCCTCGCGGGCCATCCGATAGACCGTGTTGCGGGAAACGCCGAGCGCGGCGGCGGTGGCGTTGATCGTGTGAAGTTTCGGGAGAACGGTGCTCATTGTTCCGGATCCTCGATTTTCGGGTGTTGCGGGATTGCTCTAGCGTGGCGATTGCAGCCCGGGCGGCACAGTCGCGGCTGCCCAGGCAGTGAAGAAAGTCGATGATTGGATTGATGTACTGGCCCGCATGGAATGCGGAGACAGGCAAGTCAGCTCAGAAGAGCTCGCCCTGTTCGGTGATCGGCGGTGACCACGTGATACCGCGCTCGCGCTCGATTCTCCGCCGCGCGTTCTCGCGCACGGCGTGCTTTAGGCGGTCGGCCTCGCTCTGCTCGATCGGTTGCGTTGTCACGTTCTGCGACCCGGCGTGCTCGGGGCAGTAGTCGCGCGTTTCGAAGCCACCGATCGGCTTCTGCGCCTTGATGTGTATCCAGCCGCGGTATTCTGCGTGACCTCGGCACAGAGGCATGTCGCACGTGTACGGCGCAGCCAACGCGCGATACTTTCGCTCGGTCCCGTCGATACCTGTAGCTCGAGCACCGATCGGCCAGCCAAACGTGTAGTCGCACAGCAGCGTCGCTGGCTCATTGCAGTAGAAACATCGGTGTTGCGCCGGCGGCATCAGTTCCGTCCTCGAGCATAGTCGGCGATGATCGAGTGCGCACGACTGAGCAGGCCCTGTAGCCGCCGGACTTCCGCCTCTAGTCCGCGCTTGTCCCTCACCGCAACGGCGAATGCCTCGTTGTGCCCTTCAATGTGCGCCGCGGCCAAACTCACCGCGTGCGCGCCATCCGGATGCGCATTGTCGGCAAGAAAAGCGGATACCGCACGCAGTTCCAGGACCAACCGACGGTCGGCTGCTGCTTGCGGTTGTTGCTCATTCATCAGAAGAGCGCTCCTTGCTCGACGGCCGGCAGCAGATCCTTGCGCTTCTGCTCCTGATCCGCATCTGTCTGCCGCACGAGTGCCTCAGACGCTAGCGGGCCGTCATCGATCACGGTGGTGCCGGCCTTACCCTCATACACGGTGCCTCTCGACTTCAGGCTGGCCACGAGCCCGCGTATGGCGTCGTACGCGCTCGCGCATGCTGTGGGCCGCCCCGGGACGAACCAGCCCGCGTTGTGCGGTACGGCCTCGTTGAACACGCACCCAAGCTCCTTCGCAAGCGCGGCCAGGGCAGACTCAGTGCTCTCGTGCAGCTTCGCCGATGGCGGCGCGGTCAGAATCGGGCGCAGAGGCGCGGTTGGCGTGGCTGCTGTTACGGCGACGAGTGCCGGCTGCGCAATCACCTCCTCGGCGATCCAGTCCGGTGGCGGCAGCCCGGGGCCCGGCGTGACCTTGCGCCCCGCAAGCATGTGCATGAACTCGTCGACGTTCGGGAACCAGCGAACAGCCGCCATATCCACGATCGCCTTCTTTGCGAGGTCGCGATGCGTCAGCACGTAGCCGGTCACCACGTAGTTGCAGCGATCTTCGATCCGTGCGGCTTTGGCGTTCGTGAGCGGCATGAGCGCATCGATGCACGGCGCCGCGCGCGAAGCGATCTCAGGGAGCATTGTGGGCCTCCGGTAGCGTGAAAGGCTTCGGCTTCGTGCTGGCGCCTATGTGAAGCAGATGCTTTATAGGCTCCCCACACTGCGGGCACCGATCGCTGGCCTCAAGCAGTCCGCCCATGATTCTCTCCGTCGTTGATGGTGGAGGGATCGTCGATTTTTTCCTGCTCGCTGCAATGACGGCCCTCGCCTCGTCCACCATGGGGCCCCAGCGCGCGACAAACTCTTTCGCACTGACGAGCGCGCAGTCGGCACATTCTGCGTCCCACCGTTTCCCGTGGGAGCATCCGTCGCCGATGATGCTCGTAGTCATGAAATCCTCCTGAAAGTCACCACCCATACAAACGGATTCGCCTCCCACGATTCAGGCCCGTTGATGGACGTCCATAGGTCTCTGAACGCCCTGATCCCGGGTGGCCTTTCAGCGCCGCAGCAGTACCCTTCCATGTGCCGGTCCTCGATGGTGACGCCCTCGGCGATCGCATCGGTTTCGCTGATGGCAAGCAGACGCTCAACGCGTATGTCGGTAATCTGGAGCGTGATCCGTGTTGCCCAAAGAGGCAAAAAGCGAGCGTGCCGATAACGACCGGCGCGCGGTTCGCCATCATGAGGCGGCGTACTCGTATGCTCCCAGTTAGCGCGTTGGCCGTCGGCCTCGTATTGAATCGGCGCCCAAGGCTTCGTATAGCCGGCATCTATGCACATCTCCGCGATGCGCGCGCCGCTGTGCGCGTCGAGTTCGGAAATGCTGCGCCACGCCTCGCGCACGCGCAAACGATCGCCCGACGCGCCGTATGGCGATTTGCATCCCCACGTACCGTCATCGCTGTAGGCTCCGAATATCTCCTCTCCGGGCGCTTCGTCACCGTATCGATCGATGACCGTTGGCTGATACCGAGAGACCGTGATGGGAGCGACGTCGGCCGGCGGCTGATTCTTGATGATGCGCCGCGTCTGCGTCTTGCGACCTTCAAGAATGGACCGTACCATCGGGCCAGAAAACAGAATGGGACGCTCTGTCATTGTTTCGCGTCCTCAAACATATCGATCGTTCTGGTGTCTCGCACTGGCTCTGGCTCAAGTTGAGCGATGATTTCTCCAAGGCAAGTGTTGCCCTCACCCCCATACGGAATGCAGTCCTCGGTCCATCCGCGAGCGGTCAGATCGTTCACGTTAGTAATGGGAACCGGCGTGCCGAAATATGGATCGGTGGTGTCGCTCATCGCCTCGATGGCGTGTGCCTCTGCCACTTCTTCGGCATGTTCCGGGCTTTCTGACATCACGATCAATGTGAAGCTGACTTCGACAGCGTATGGTTTCACTTCCTACCTCCGGCCTTTCCGTTTGCCTCGACATCGAGCGCCACGGCGAGCGAGGTGTGCGTGTGCACGCGGCCCGCGATAATGACGGTAGCCTCGCGCTGCTCGATCAGATCAAGCAGCATCCGTAGCCGAATCGCGTCCTGCATAGTCTCGGCCTCATGAGTGAGGTGCGCGGCGAGCTCACGCTTGTCCATTGGCGGTCTCCTTTTTCTCGGCCGCGCTTCGGATGATGTCGGCCAACGCGAGTACTATTTCCACGCGCGTCTCCTCGTCGATCTCCTGCGGTGCCCGTTTGATGCCGCCCCGGTCCTGGAGATCGGCTATAACGCCGCGCGCCGCTTCATGTGCCCAGTCGACCGCAGCCAGCGGCGCAGTGCCTGAGTCCCACCACGCATCGTTCGCGTCATAAGGGAACTCGGCGCCATGTTTTAATCGAAACTCTGCTTCGTCGTTCACGCTCCACCCTCCCCGCTTGATGCGTTCTGCTCATCCGTCAACAGCTGTTCGACGGAGATATCCGGATCCGGATATCTCTCGTACACAGCCTGTTGATCTTCAGCCGTGCCGTACTGACTTGCCAGCTCATCGCGCATATTTCTGTACGTGGTCGCCAACCCTTCCCATCCGCTGCGACCTTTGGCCTGTACACCACCATCGGTGGCGTACGCGCTGTATTTGCACCGACACCCTGCGCAAATATCGGAAGGATTGCACTCGTCGTCATCAAGGTGGCGCTTCACGTCGGCGGCATGCGGTGTGGAGATGGGCTCCCTGCACTCGCGTGAGGACGCCCCGTGTTCGGTCGTCGCCTCTACGTAGCACGCCTTGCATGCATCATCGTCTGCGCCGTGAGGGCACTCCCGGGAGGACGATGCGTCCTTCGCAGTGCAGCGGCGAACGCTTGAGCAATAGGCCGGCGTGCCGCAGCACTCGGGCACCTCTCCCACCCGTACGCGATCCGGGGCTGCGTTACGCTCGGCACGCACCGCATCCACGGCGGCGCGAAGCTTGCGGGTGCGCTCCTTCTTCCGCTCTCGTTCAGCCGCGTAGGCGTCGCGACCAAACATCGCAAACGGACCGTCCTCGGTATCGTAGATTTCAAGAATCAGCCACCCGCCTCCTTTCGGCGGGGTCGGGGTCCAGTCAGAGCAATTCGTCAAACCTTCTTCGCACCGTCGGTCGTACAGATCGGGCGAATCGAGTTCCATCGGTATAAACGCTGTCTCGATGCCGAATGCTTCGAGAAACTTGTCGGCGCGAGTGCCTTCGTCACAGACTGGATAGTCAGGATGGGTCAGCCATCCATTCGCGTCCCGTGCGACGTTCCGCGGTGCGAGCAGCTTCTCGCGCAGGCCTTGGAGGTCGATGGCGGCTGGCACTCCCTGCGCTGCCTCTGCTTGCGGTGCGGCGGCGCGGACTTCGGGTAACGGCGAGTGCTTAGGCTTGGCCGCCTGCTTGGCGCGGATCTTCGCCATCGTCTCGGGCGCGCTGATTCGCGCTAGTTCCGTTTCTCCGGCTGCGTGCATGTCCAAGCCATTCGAGAGGCATAGGGCAGCAAGCGTGACCATGACGCCGCCGACCTCCTGGGACTTTTCGCCGACTGGGCGCGACCATGTGTAGTCGACAAGCTGGTGCGCTTCACTCGCGGTCATGCCGCATGCCTGCACGAGTTCGGCAGCCTCCTCGAAGAAACGATGGTTGCGCTCGACCGTATCAGCGGCGATCTCTGAGCCGAAGCATGCGAGCATCCACGGATGAACGCGGGATTGGAACGCACCGCGCTCATCGGCCTGCGCATCGCGAATAGCCTCGATCTGTGGGGCCACGGCCAGTTGAAACGTATCCGCGCAGATCTCCGCGAATCCCTTGGGGACTATTCGAGCATTCGATCCATCCGGGCAGCAGTCGCGAAAAGTGGCTGGAACGTCTCCGACGCTGCCGCACGACGGGCAGAAGCGCACCATTTCTTCGGCCTGCGCATTGGGGCGGGAGGGCCGCTTATTCCAATCGGAAACAGAGTCGTCGTCGAATTCATATTCACTCAAAAAGCAGCCACCGGCAGGGTGGACGTAGTGGCCGTATTCGTTCTTTGGACGAAGCTCGGAACCGCAGAATGGGCAGGCTTGCATATCGGTTGTTGTCATGCCGTCACCCATCCCTTGGTTGTCGAAACGATCTTTCCGGCTTTGCGGAGCGCCTGGAGTCGACGATCACAGACGCGAAACGGATCGACGCCAAAGGGCGATCTGCGCGTACCGGTGGCAGCGGCGATCCGCGCGCACTCTTGATCGATCGCGCCACAAAAAATCGCTGAGAACATCTTTGGCTGCGTTCCGATCGATGCCACGATCAGAGCGTCGAGCGCTTTGTACTTGTCGCTCATACGAGGTCCTTCGGATCGATGTTGACGATTGCCGCGTACTTGCCAGGGCTCCAGGAGAGCGGCGGCTCTGTTCGGATAACTTCGTTCAGCGCGTCAAACGCGGCTTGCAGGGCGGCCGAGATTTCGCCATCCTCGGCAAGGTCATCGCAAAAGTGCTCGTTGCCATCGATCTCGCGGGCCCGGTTCGGTTCGCAGATCAAGAGCCGCAGATCTTCGACGGTCGTCTCTGGGTACTCGTCGCGCACGTCGCGAAGGTGGTCGACGAGCTCGCTGTAGTCCTGGTAGTACCGATCGTGGGCATCCGAATAGAGCATCACCGAACCGTCCCACTCGCGCTTTTCGCGGGCATCGTGGCGTGTAATGTCGTTTTTGATGCGGCAATCGTCGCAGGCGGTCCACGGCTTTTCAGCGAGCGCGCCGCACGCGCAACGGACGTGCGTACAGCTCGCGTAGCGGGCCAAATGCTCGTCGTTGCCGTAGAAGTGGCCGCCGGTCGAAACCCAGCCGGTGACGGTCACGCGCTTGACTAGGTCGGGTTGGTCGTAAGGGATGATGGTTTGCTTTGGCATGGTGTCCTCGGTGCGACAGTGTTATGCGGCGGCGCTCGACATTTCCTTTTCGTGGGAGAAGTTCGCGCGGATCAACGCGGTTGCGACGTCCGGACAAACGCTGTTTCCGATCATGCGGACCTGCGCTGATTTCGAGAGGCGCTTGCCGTTGACGACCGGATCGAGCACATAGCTTTCGGGGAAGCCCTGAGCGCGCGCGAGCTCGCGCGGCGTCAGCATTCGCATGCCGATGTCGACGATCGCGTAATCCTCGCCGTGGATCGTTACGAGCCCGATACGATCCTTGGTCGGAATGGTGTGCATTGGGTCGCGCGCGTCCTGCCACTGTCCACCCTCGCCGTAGTACTTGATAAGAAACGCGCGGACCTCGGCGTGATGCGTGCCGCCCGCGCTGATCGTGTGCAGCGGTTCGTCTGTACGCTGGCCGTCACGGCTCGTGCCGCGCAGCTTCACGAGGTTCGATGTCACCAGGTGATGATGGTCCTGCGTCGTGATCGTGCTCGTCGGTTTGTCGAGCGCTGCGCCAGATGATTCGTGGCCGCCATAGTGCTTCGCGAGGAATGCCGATACGACAGCGTGCTTCACGCCGCCGGCTACGGCCGTGCCGAGCGGTTTGTCGAGGCCGGGCACGCGCGGTTCCTGGCCGGCGATCAGTTCAGGATCGTCCGAACTTCCGCACTTTGTGCATCCGCAGGTCGGCAGGTCGGCGCGGTCATAGATCGTTTCGCACGAGGCGCAGCGCCAACGCGGCGGTCGCTCCCCGTAGCCGGTCTGGATCGGCGTTGCCGACACGATGCCCATGGCATGCGCGGCGCCGGCCGGGCGCGCGCAATCGCCGCCGGCCGTAACGGTGTGCAGCGGCGTGTCAGCAGCGCTGCCGACACTGTTCGCGCGGAACTTCGTGACGTGCGGCACGCAGACGGCGAATCGGTTCGCGGTCGTGGTCGTACCGAGCGGTTCGCCCAGGGGTGCCCCGCGGAAACGCGTCTCGTCGCTGTAGTACGAGACGATGAACGGATCCGCGCTGTTCACGACGAATTTCATGATGCCGCGTGCGATCCGCCGCAGCGTTGCGTCCTTCAGCGGGCGTTCGCGCTCGAAGATCGATGGGCATGGAATCGACCAGTCGATGCAGTCAGCGGCCGTACGCCATGGCTGCAGCGTCCCGGCGCGCACCGCCGTGCTCTTCGGGTCGCCGTGCGTCGGCGTCGGCCATACGATCGGCAGCCCGTCGCGGCGCGCGACGAGGAACAGGCGCTTCCGGATGGTCGGCGCGCCGAAGTCGCACGCGCGCAGCTCGCGGTGTTCGATGCGGTAGCCGTGGCGCGCGAGCGCGTTCACGAACGAGCGAAACGTGCGGCCGCGGTTCTTCGGGCAGGGGCGGCCATCAGCGCCGAGCGGCCCCCACGTCACGAATTCTTCGACGTTCTCGAGCATGATCACGCGCGGCTTCACTGTCGCGGCCCAACGTAACGCGATCCATGCGAGCCCGCGAATCTTCTTCGACACGGGCTTGCCGCCCTTCGCCTTGCTGAAGTGCTTACAGTCCGGCGAGAGCCAAACGAGGCCGACAGGCTGGTTTCCGGTGATCGCCGCGGGATCGACGTCGAACACGCTTTCGCAGTAGTGTGCCGTGTTCGGATGATTCGCCGCGTGCATCGCGAGTGCCTCGGGGTCGTGATTGATCGCGACGTCAACGGGACGTCCGAACGCGCGCTCGAGCCCGGTCGAGGCACCACCCCCTCCGGCGAAGTTGTCGACGATCAGCTCAGAACCGAGATCCAGAGGCAACGAAAATGCGTCGCGCTTCATGCAGCATTGCTCCTGTAAGTCTTCGAGAGGGAATGGTTGACGCAACGTCCTCGCTTAAGCAGCACATTGGCGAGCGTCGCGCGGTCCTGATGACTTGCCGATGCTTGGCGAAGCAGTCCGAAATAGGAGTTAGCGACCGGCATCAGGTCGAGCTCTTCGGTTCCGGCAACCCGACGCAGCCCTTCGTTAAAGGTGCGGCGCCGAGTCGATCGCCGCCACGGCTTGATGACCTGTCCGACGAAGTCGATGCCGCGCGCTACGGGCTGCAAAATCGTCTTGCGCGGGTTGATGCACACGCCAAGCTGACGCGGCAGGAAAGCCGTCACATCGGCAAGAATCTCGTTGAGCCGATCAGGTGATGGATCGAGAAACACGAAGTCGTCGACGTAACGAATGTAATGCCGCGCGCGAAGTTGATGCTTCGCGCGCTGGTCGAGCACGTCAAGATAGACGTTCGCGAAGAATTGGCTCGACAGATTGCCGATCGGCAAACCGAGGTGTTCGTCCTGTTCGAGCAAACGCTTATGCTGCGGCACGCGCTGCATCATCGCCGGATCCCCGCGGTACTCGAAGTCGGTGCGTGGATCGTGCATCAACACGAGTTCGGTCAACCATCGCCAGAATGGCTCGGAGATTTTCGCGAGAAGTAGTCCGAGCAGTACCCGCTTGTCGATGCTGACGAAGAAGTTCGCGAGATCGCACTTCAGGTAGTGCGCCGGTCGTGACCAGTTCTGCGTGACCGATCGGACCTTTGCCTCCAGCCGAAGAGCGGCGTACAGCGTGCCGCGGCCGGCGATGCAGGCACACGAATCGGTGATGAAGGAACGCTCGAAGCGAGGGCCGATCCGGTTGTAGAGCAAGTGATGCACGATGCGGTCGCGGAACGCAGCCGCCCAGACTTCGCGCGGCTTCGGTCGCGTTATGACGAAGCACTTCGAGCGACCCGGCGCATAGCTGCCGTCGAGCAGTTCGTCGTAAAGGTAGCGCAGGTTGCGTTCGAGCCGCATTTCGAACGCCAGCGCCGCATTGCTGTTTCTCTTCGTTCGCCGGCAATCGAGATATGCCTCGACGAGCTCGCCGAACGAGAATGGCCCTCGATCTGCGGACGGCTCGGGCGCGCAACCGATTGTTCTGTTGGTTGTAGTTCTGGTTGCCGTTGTTGAAGTTCTGGTACCACGCCCAGCCGGAAAAATCGTGCTATCTACGTCGCTCGGCCGATTGCTCAGTCGAGAAACTGCGCTGGACCTATCCGCACACCGGCGGTCGGTATCCTCATTGCGCATGGCGGTGGCCTTGTGAGCCAGCGGCACGACCAGATTGATATATCGCTCAGCCATGGAAGCCTTGACCTCCACGGTGCGGGCGATGCGCGGCATTCCTCCAGCCGTTGGCCTGCTTCCCGATACTCGTCGTTTGCTCAACTGCGCCTGCGTAGGTGCCCCGAGAAATCAGGCGCTTGTCCATCGCAAGCCGGAGCAGCAATTCGATCACCTGAAGGCGCTCGAGCAGTTCGGTCAAGTGAGGCGTCTTGTCGGCCGCAACGTTGGCGCGAAAGACTAGGACCATGATCTCGATGCATTCCGCGCTGATCTTCTCGCCGATCGAGCGCTTGAAGTCGCGAGGCATATTCTTGACCAAATCGGTGACGCTATCGAGCAGCGCATAGGCCGCTCGATATATCGGAAGTTGGGTGTGCAGGGCCACGGTTGGTTAAATAGTCAAATTGCTGAAGGGATAAATCTGCGGACGGCTCGGGCGCGCAACCGACCGCTCTGTCGGTTGTAGGGCTGGTAGCCGTCGTCGAAGCCCTGGCACCACGCCCAGCCGGAGTTCTCTTCGTGCCGCTCGCCGGACCAATACCAGGCCGATTCGAACTCACCCTTCAGGTTGGCAAACAGCAGGGACTGTTCGCGACGCGTCGGCAGTTCCCCTCCGCGTTCGGTAGCCCATGTCTTCGCCTCTTCCCATTCCAGATCTTCGGCGTCGCCGGGCAGCAAAATCACGTAATGGCTGAGCGTACCGTCGTCATTCAAGATCGGTCCTGCGAAGCGCTCGCCGGCGCCGAGCGGGATCGTCACGGCGTCGATGTGGTGCTCGGTCGGCTTCGGCTGCTTCTTGAATTTCTCGATCAAGGCTGCGATGCGTAAATGCTCTGCCTCAATATGTTCAAGCGTGATCGTCATTGCGGCACTCCATTTGAAATTGATGAATGGTTAAATCGACAATCTGCGGACGGCTCGGGCGCGCAACCGACCGTCCTGCGGGTAGCCGTACTGGGTGCCGACGTCGAAGTACTGGCACCACGCCCAGCCGGGGTCATCAGCATCCTCTTCGTTCGACCAGTACCAATCGCGCTGAAATTGATCGCGATGATTCGCAAAGGCAACCGCGAGCTCGACGCGCGTCGGCAAGTCGCCGCCGAGGCTCTTTGCCCATGCCTTCTGCTCTTGCCAGGAAGCGCCGTCATGGTCGCCTGGGAGCAGGATCGTATGTGTCACATCGCCATTGGCGTCGACGAAACCGCCGAGGTAGACCTCGCCTTCGGCAAGTGGTGGAAGCTGAATCTGTTGCATGGGTTCTCCGGTATCGAAAAAGAAGGGCGCCATACAGGCCGCCCGTCAAAAGACCGCACGCGAATCCGAGGGTTGAATGCAGCATGCGTGCGGAATAAAAAACCGCCGGAAGCGACAATGACCGGCGTGCTACGATCGAGATCCCCTTTCAAGTCAGCGAGGAGTGATCAATGGCCGCAATAAGGCATTCGCCAACCGAAGTCATCGTCGGAGACATCAAGTACACCTTTCGAACGCCAGAGGAGGCCGACCAGTTCGAGAGTTGCGTGGCTGAGAGCGATAATGCTGAGCTCTGTGCCGATATCACTCCGCCGATCGCGAAAGACAAGTGGCCTCCGGCATTCAAGCCACGCACCCTTTATGAGATTGGCGATCGAATTAGGGAAAATCGCGAAAAGGTCGATGAGAGCGTCGACAAAAATCATAAGCCGCCGGGCAGTGACGGACCTACTTGAGGGTTGCTGCGGCTCCGAGACAATCAGCGCGATGTGTTGCAGAATTTGGAGTGCAGTTCTCGAATATGGGAAATGGTCGATTCCGACAGCGGAACGACCTGCCCGACACGCAAAGCGTCGCGCGCCGGCTTCAATGCGATCTCATCGTCGATCGACGAACAGGCCGATTCAAGGTCTGCAAGCATCTTCCACAGAGCAACTTCGGTCATCGCTCCCTCCATTCCGACCCGCGGACCATCCTACCGACAGGCTCGAGCACGAGCACTTCCGATTCCTTCTCGCCGCGCACCAGCGCCGCTGCGCGCTTCTGTGCCTTCTCGATCGACGTGTGTCTCTGCGGTTTCGCGTACCGGCCTATCGTCACGAACAGAGGCGATTTGGCGCCGATCGGACCCAGAGTCAGTTCGTCGATTCGCTGCTCGAGAGCGGCGTTGTTTGACTTCAATCGCGCGTTGGTATCTTGCAGCGAGGCTCGCTCCGCGGTCAGCGCGTCGACCAGGGTCGCAAGATCGCGGATTCGCTTGATCTCTTTCCGCGCTGCCTCGTCATTCTCGTTGGAACGCGTTTCCCCGTCATCGGCGGGGGCGGGGGCGGCCCGTTCGTTGTCCGCGGCCGATGCGCTGGCCTCGGCCCGCGTGAGCCAGTACCAGTACTCGTTACCTTTTCCCGGCCGCTTCTCGCGCTCGACGCAGCCGCTCGAGTGCATGCGGTGCAGCTCCTTCGCCACCTCCTCCAGCGGCATCCCAATTCGAGCGGATATCGTCTTTGCAGTCGATTCACTGGCCGATACCAGAAACTTCTCGATGTCCTCTCTCACGGCAAGTCCTTTCGAGTGTGTATGATGGGCTCCGGCCGCCGGCCAGTCGGAGAACCGCTTTCGCCTATTCCTGTCGGCCGGCGGCGTCGCCCGTTCGTTACGCTGCGTGCTCCAGCGTGCTTGTCTGCAAGTTGCCGACTGCTGCCTGGACGTGCCGGATCAGCGCGGCGCAAATCTCGGGGAACGACGCTTCGTGGTACAGCTTCGCGTTCTTTTCGGTTGACGCGTGCGGGAAGCCGAGAGCAGCAAGGCCATCGGCAGTCAGCGCTATCGGCGCCAGCCGTTCATTGATCTGCCCGAGGCGCAAAGTCGGTGCGCCGGCCGGCTCGACTCGCGCGGAGCCGATCCACGGCGCGACCTCGCCCTGGACGAAACCGAGTGAGGGCTGCACAGATGCCAAGGGCGTCGCGACAGCCGGTGACGCGGTCGAGACTGCAGGGGCCGCGATCTTCTTCGCCTCTTCCTGTTTGTACTGATCGATGCGTGTGGTAACCGCGAGCTGGAAGTCATCAGCCGGCTTCTGGATCAGTGCCTGAAGGTCGCGGAATAGGAATACATGCTCAGCGGCGTGCTGCTGATACCAGTCGAGCTTTGCGCGCAGGTCGCGCGCGGCCGCATCGGCGGCGATCTTCCCGTTGGCGAGTGCCGTATCGAGCTTATCGTTCAGGCCGGCAATCGTCTTCAGGCCTTTGATGGCGCCCGTAAAATCGGGAGCGGCCACCGCGATGCACACATCGCCCAGCGCGTTGTTCAACGCATCGACGTGATCGGCGTACTTCTGGCGGCGTTCAGCGACCGCCGCTTCCTTTATCTCGGTCTTGCGCTTCTCGACGTGCTTGTTGAGCGCGAGTCGCTTGCTCCGGAACTGCTCGATCAGGTGCTCGACGGTGCGCTTGACTTCGTCGACGGTGCTCATCTGTGCGATGGCGCCATCGAGCGCGGCGGCGAGCCGCTTTTCTGCGTCGTCGCAGAAACATACCGTCGCGGCAGCCTGGACGAAGTCCTCGTCGGTCTTCAGGTCCGTCTTGATACTCGCGATGAACTGCTCAGCGGCGGACCTGAATGCCGGCAGATTGCTGGTGATCACCTCGCCGCGGATCTGTACGGCGAGCGCCGGGAGTCCCATGATGGATTCAGCCTTCGGTGCCTCCACGACTTCCTGAGGCTTGTATTCGGCGAGGTCCTTTTCGAACTGGGCCCAGCCAGCGCGCAGGCGCTCAAACCACGTTTCGTCGGGAAGCACGTCAAGCGTCACGAGACGGTCAGGCGTTCCGTCCGAGCACGTGAACACCACGTGCGACGCGCCGGTCACCAGCATGATCTGCTGCGCCTGCGGCATATGCTCCTCGGGCAATACGCCGTTGGTGAGCGAATCGAACAGCGCTGCGTTGTACTGCTTGTGCTCGAAGGCGATGTCTTCTGACATCGTGAGCCCATCGCACGATGCCGACAGGCGACCGAGTGAGCAAGTAACCGGGTACAGATCTGTCCCGATGAGCACCTCGACGAGTGGCCGCGCCAATGCCTCGACCTCGTGGCCATAGTCGAGGATGTTCCTTTGTACCCACTCGCTGAACTCTCGCGCCGTACCGGTATGCTTCATGTGCAAAAGATCGGTGCGCCGCACCTTGGGCGAGAGGCCGAGCATGGCTGCGGCTTCGCTCGCGCCGAAGTGTTGAAGGCGAAACTGCTCCCATTCCGGCGTTCCCTGAACCAGCTTGTGAATGATGCGTTCAGTCATTTTCGTGGCTCCAGGCGTCAATCTGCATCTTCTGTTCTTCGGTGAGGAGCGTCCGCGTTTCGATCATGGAGATCAGATCTGCGACCGACTTCTTCTTGCCGACGATCGTCTGGCGCCACTCCGACGACTTCTTCCTGAATTCCTCGTCGGAGCAAACAGGCATGGTCTTGCCTGCCACCACGGCCCCGCCGGTACCTGCCGGCGTGCCGCTGGCATGATCGCCGCCGCCTTGCTGCTCGGCCTTGTTCTCCATGACCGACTTCCAGGTGGCTTCGCCGTCCTTGATCGCTCCATAGATGCCGCGGAGATCGACGAGCTCATGCGGCGAACAGGTATCGAGCGCATGCCCAAGGTAGGCTGTGAGGTCGGCCGCCTTCACGCCGATTTCGCCAAATGCATCGGCGATGCGCTTGCGCTCGGCCGCCGGATCGCGCGCGGCCTCGTCCATTCGGACGGCCTTGATGATTTCCTCAGCTTCGTCCTGCAGATCGCCCGGGATGACACGCAGCCCGAGCGTCCGGATCGCCTTCGAGATCAGCGCGGCTCGCTTGTTGAGCAAGTCATCGTCATTGGCTGGAACGGTGTAGACGGGGTTGCCCTGACTGTTCCTGCGAACGGAAATGTATGTTCCGTCGTCCATCGGCTTCGAGCGCTCAACCGTCTTCGAAACGCGCACGTCGAGCGGGTATGTCAAATTCGATTCGAGGTCGGTCACGCTGACACAGTGGATTTCCTTCGTCTCGTCCTCGAAGTTCATCGATGTCTCGACCAGCACGTTTTTCATGCATCGCAGCGCAACTTCGACGAACCGGATGCCGAGGCCTTCGACGCCCTTGCCGATCGGCTTGCGGTAGTACGCGCTCTTGTTATGAGCAAACGACGGCCGTTTACACTCGGCAATCAGATCCTGGCGAACCTGATCCCAGTTGCGCGGCTGGCGCATCGCCATGATGTAGCGCGCCTCGACCATCGCCTTAGCCTTCGCGGCGATCGCCGTCGATGCGGTTTCGACGAGAGCGGTCGTCGTTTCCTGTGCACCGAACTCGGTGCGCGTGCTCAGTGCCGTGCTCATGCGGTCACCTGCCCGCCTGCCTGCACCGACTCGACCTTCACAAAGGGATACTTCTCCGTGAAGTTCTTGATGTGCTTGCCGAAGTGGGCGCCCTTCGATTCGGCCGCTTTGAACGCCGCATAGTCGTCGACCGTGAAGTTGCTGTAGTGATAGAGCGAACCGGGGCCGCCGCGGCTCTTGAACCGGATCGCGAGGGTGTTTGTCTCAGCGTCGTGGCCGATGCTATGGATCTGCGAGGACTCTACAGAGTCCATTGTGATTTTGTTCACGTCATATTCCTTGTGTTTGCTTGAATCTGCGGCGCCAGCGTTTGCTCAGCGCGTTCGAGTGACTGGATCGCGACGATGCAGACGAGCGCGATCACGATCGCGATGACCATCGCAGCGCGCGGGTGCTTTGCGTAGAATCGATCAATCTGTTTGGTCATGACTTTCTGCCCTTCTTGCGGCGCGCGGGTTCGCCTGCAGCGAAGATCAGGCGAAGCAGCATCGCGACCACAAACAGCCAGATGACGAGCCCGACCACGAGTCTGTTCATGAGGCGCCTCGCAGCCAATCGATGTAATGGAACTGGCGTGCGACCGCCGGCGGCACGTACGAGACGCCGATGACCACCCGCGGCGCAGACAGGCCCAATGCTTCGCGCTGTCGCTCGCGCCGAATCGCTTGGCGCTCTTCGTCGGTCAGCGCGCCTCGTGTGTCCACGTGGCGCAGATCGGTCCCGCGCTTCGGTGTCTGGAACATGTCAACCTCCGAAAATGGCAATGAACAGCCGGCCGCCGAACGCGAACGGCAGAGCGCACATGGCAGCGAACGCTCCGAGGAAAACAGCTGCGCTGATTTCTTGCGACAGCTCGATTCGACGAAGCTCGTCTTGCGTGAGGAATTCCATAGAGGACTCCTAGCTTGAAGGTGGTCCGGCGTCTCACCCGGTTAGGCGCTTTTGCGAGCCGCGCTGGCTCCGCCGTGGAGAAATCTGCGTTGTCGCCCCTACAGCAACGCGATCTGCGAGAGGTCGACGGTGCGCCTGTACACCCATCTTCGGCGGGCCGGTGGCTCCCAGGGATTCGGGCAGGTATATTCGAGGTACGCGTTCGCCAACACGATGATGATGTTCAACAGCAGCGGCTCGAATTTCACGGCGATCCTCTTCAGCGCCAGTCGGCGCGTTGTTCACGCTCTTGCTCGTACAACGCTCTCTTCTCGTCTTCGGTGAGCGGCGCGCTTGGCTCCAGCGCGTCGTCCAGACCGCGCAGGAGCCAGTCATCCGATGGCTCAAACGCCTTCATACCGGCCCTCTATCCCTTTCGACGTAGCCGCCACGCCCAACGTAGCTTGGAGTAGCGAACGACTGAGACTCGTCGTCCTCACTCCGGACGGGCCACGTCGATCCACACGGAATGTTTGGCGGTGCATCGAGGCAGTAGTTGGCATCGTTGAATCGATCCTTGTGCGCTTCGTCAATCTCAAGGCCCGCAAAAAACACGCGGTCGTCGTAGAAGAAGGTCAGATTTTTCATAGACGTCCTTCATTTCACGATAAAACATTTCAAAAGGACTACTAACAGTCTTTGGCGGAGCCACCCGCGGAGTGATTGTGACTGTAGGGATACGGGCTATTTCACGTCGCCGCGCCGACGGTAGGATGGCTCCGCTAAAGACTGCTTTTCAGCACTGCTCAGTGAATGGCGCTGTGGCCGGGCGCTAACCGGCTGTCGACCCCGCATGGAGGCGGTAGGCTTGTTCGGCCGACTTCTTGCATCCGAGCGATCCACGCCCGGCCGTCTGGTTTGTGCGCTCTATTCCCTAAGCTCGCGCACCTCGCAGCGCCATTCACTCAACATTGCTTTACGTCCTCGGCCGGCTACTCCTGGCCGAGCCAGCTCCGGCTCGAGGACGGTTGCGATCGTTACCACGCCACGATCGCTGGGCGCCTTTCGGTAGCAGCTCATCAGGCCGCCATTTCCCGTGCTTTCTTTCGCCTCCGCACAGGGCCAGGGGAGGAATGCCAATGCATCTGACGTCGAGCACGCAGCTCACGTCGTTTATCCGCCGTCATGTTTAAAGAACTCGGAAACTTCCCGGTGCGCCGTTGCGCGGGGGGTGCTGCGATGGGATGAATTAAACACCATGTTTATTCCAATGTCAAACGCCATGTTTATTCGGCTGCATTTATTTTCGCTATTGAATGTCTGGTGCGATAGCTACATATTCCGAGTGCGCAAAAAAGCCCGCGCGCGGCGGGCTTATTGGGGTCGTTACTCCAAGGCGGCCAGTTCGAGGATGCAGTGCACTACTTGCCCTTTCCATTTGAGCGTAGTGCGCGCACGATCGATGCAACGGGCAGGCACAGGAAAGCACCGACAACGACCGCACCTAAACCATGCACTGCCGAGTAGATGGCTCCTCCGACACACGAAAATGCCACAGTCCATCCCAAGACAATACCAACACGTTCGTTGACGATCGGCCCGTGGACACTCTCGTGTTCAATCGTCATTTGCAGCTGTGCTGCTTCGATGTCGGCCTGAAGACTGCGAGCTTCGAGCTCACGCCGATGCGCTGCCTGTTCCTCTGCCATCCTTATGATACGTTCCGCTGCGCCCGGGGCGATCCGGTCGTAGTTTGCCAATTCCTCGCTGGGAGGGATCGGGCCCTGGTGGAATTTTTGCTGAATGATGTGCGCGGCATGGGGACTCGGCTGAGGGGATGCTGGCCGAGCAGCGCTTACCGAGACGGTAGGCGGATTAGGTTGCCTGTTTTTGCTTCTTGCACGCGGCATAGAGGTCTGCTCCGACTTGCGACCAGTCGGAATACATCGCCTCAGTAGGGCTGGTGATCGACCGGTGCAGTTTCTTGATTTTGATTTTCACTGGTGTCACGCGTCGCGGCTCGGCGAAGAGATTCACCGGGGCCGCCAAGCCATTCCAGAATCCACGCACGAAGTTGGCGCGGCAAATCTTCTTATTTGCGCTCATGCGTATCTCCGAAGTAACGGTTTTGTCAACGGCCCGACAGTATAGCAAATGCTGTGATGCGTCAATCGGCGCTGCCTTCTTTGCGGCACCGTTCCTGCTTGCGTCTCAGTTTCCGCCAGCAAGGCCTGAACCAGACCGATAGACAACCTCTCCCGCCACATGCAACGCCGTGAGCTGATCACCGACCAGCACCCTGTCAGGGAATTCCGGATTAAAGGAGTGCAGCCGCAGCCCCCCGCCTGGCTCCTTGAATATCTGCTTCACAAGCTGCTCGTCCTCAAAGTACACCGCATAAACGAGGCCATCCTTGATCCGTGTCTTGGCCGTACAGATCATCATCATGTCGCGATGAAATAAGTACGGCTCCATGCTTCGGCCATGGACCTGCGCCAAGCGGCAGTCCTGCGGACGTACACCGAGCGCCTTGAAAAAACCAATGTCGAATGGCAGCGCCTTCTTTTGTCTTACTTCCCACTGCATCAAACCGGACCCCGCCGAGAAACGATAGTCAAAGCGGTCGATCCAGACTCTGTCCTCGTCGACTTCAAGATCCTCCGGCCGCTCCCACGTCAGAACGTTACCTTTTCCTTCCGGCAGCAATCTAGCGATTAAACGCTGCGTTTCGTCGCTCTTCGGGCTTTGCTCTTCGCGATGGTTGTGAACGGAGCCCTCAACCATCTGGCCCTCCCCTGTTTGCAGCCAAGTCGCGCTGCATCCGATCAGTCGCTGCGCCTCCAATAATCCTTCTTTAGAGACGCCGCGGCTCATCCAGTTTGTCACTTTTTGGGGCGAGACGCCAAGCAGGCGAGCGAGGTCCGAAGGGCCGGCGCTACCCTTCAGCAATTTCGCTGCCTCCAGCAGCCGGGCGGCCGTGGCATGAATCTGACGGTCTTTCATGCCGTGCATGTTTCCATAAGTAAACAAAATGTTGTTACACGTAGTGTTTGACATGCCGCTAAACGTGGTGTTTAATACACCGCATGAATAAACATCCTGAACCGCACCCCGACGCCAAGCTCATCGAAGAGTTGGGCGGCCCTACGAAGCTCGCTGAGCTGCTCGGATATGACAAGGCGTCCGGCGGGGTTCAGCGAATCCAAAACTGGAAAAAGCGCGGCATTCCAGCAAGTGTGAAGCTCGAAAGGCCAGACCTCTTCTTGGCCGATCTGATCGATCGAGCCCAAGCATCCGACGACACGCAACCTCCTGTCGGTTCGGTCGATGACGCCCCTCGCGACGACACTCAGTCTCCCGTTGGCGGAACGACCGGCAAGGAGAAGCTCGCGAGGGCGAAATGCGTTGGCTGATGAGGGAATGCGAGCTTGCGCGGTTGCATTGGCGCTAGCGGCTCGCAGAACGGAAAGGTAGGTAGGCACTGTTTTCGGAGGCGTGTTGATCACGCCTTCATTTTCGCCCGCTGTTCAACTGGGTAAGCAAGCGGGGACCAACGTGGGTAACCATGACTTTTGACTATCGCAACAGCCATGAAACAACAAGAAATCCGAATCTTTGCGCCGTACGTCGAGGCAACCCGTCTACCCGATTCCGACATCGAGGCCATGACTTTCGAGCAGTGCATGGAGAGGGCCCTCGAGATCGGGCTGCGTAGGTTCGATCGAAAGACGCTCGCACGCAATTGCGGGATCCACTACCCCCACTTCTCCGAGTTCATGGCCGGCAAGCGCCGCCTAGACCACCACCGCCTCTTTCTCTTCTGCATGTTCGCTGGCTGCGACTACCCGCGGCAGTGGCTTGAGCTCGCAGAACAGAAAGCGCGCGCCGAGTACAAGCGCCAAAGCGCGCAGGTCATCGGCGAGTACATCCAACAGGCATTCGCACAGCAACAGGCGGCCGCATGAATTTGAGCAAGCGCGATCAGGGCAAGCAGTTCGTTGCCCCGTCCGGTCGACGGGTTGAGTTTGTCGCTCAACCGAGCGAGGACCGGTACGTGTTCGTCTATGTCGACGACCGAGACGATGGGCTCGCGCTTTCGCAGGAAGGTCTTTGGATTCTCGACCGCGTTGGGGCGCGGCACTTGATGGAGTCGGTATGAGCGCACAACAATTCGACTTCCTTGCGGCCGGCGCACAGCGACTGCAGATGACCGAATCGATCGAGCTGACGATTCAGTCGATGCAGGCTTACGGTCCGTCGCACGCGCACTGGGGAGTCGCATGGTCCGGTGGCAAGGACAGCACCGCAACTCTCACGATCCTTTGTTGGCTGATCGACACCGGGCGCGTCGCGGCACCAAGGACCCTGACGGTCTTCTATGCCGATACCCGTCAAGAACTGCCGCCGCTCGCGATCTCCGCCGCAAAGATCATGGACGAATTACGCGATCGCGGCATCGCCGTTGAGATTGTTCGTGCTCCGCTCGACAAGCGGTTCATGGTCTATATCCTCGGTCGCGGCGTGCCGCCGCCGAACAACAACACACTGCGGTGGTGCACGCGCCAGATCAAGATTGAGCCGATGGAAGATGCGCTTCGACAGAGGCTCGACGGCATCGATGGCGAGATTCTGATGATCACCGGCGTACGCCAGGGTGAGAGCGCCATTCGCGACCGCCGCATTGAGATGAGCTGCGGCAAGGACGGCGCTGAGTGTGGCCAAGGCTGGTATCAGCAGGTTCTTCCAAACGCGCGCGGCCTCAAAGGTCGAATCGCGACTCTCGCGCCGTTGCTTCACTGGCGCGTCTGCCACGTCTGGGAATGGTTGAAGCACTGGGCGCCCGAGGCTGATTTCGGCGACTGGTCGACGCGCGCAATCGCGGATGCCTACGGCGGCGATGAAGCCGAAGAACTAAACGCGCGGACAGGATGCATTGGCTGCCCTCTCGCGCAAGAGGAGAAGTCTCTCGAAACTGTGCTGTCGAATCCGCAATGGGCTTATCTCGCACCGCTCCGCGGAATCAAACCTCTGTGGCGAGAATTGCGTGAGCCACAGCATCGCCTGCGCAAGCCAGGGCTGGAACGGCTGAAGAGCGGCGGCGTCGCGAAGAATCCGCAGCGCCTCGGGCCGCTCACATTCGAAGCGCGGCTGATGGCGCTTGACCGAGTTCTGTCGATTCAGGCCGAATGCAATCGCGTCGCACGTGAAGCCGGGCGTCCTTTGATCGATCTGATCAATGCGCAGGAAGAGGCCCGCATCCGCGAACTGATCGCGCTTCAAACGTGGCCCCAAGGCTGGGATGGCGATGAACCTACCGGCGATGTAGTACTCGACATCGTCTATCAGAACGGCGCCGTGCAACCTCGTCTCTTTTCCGAAGAGGAGGTCGTATGAGCACCTCCGACTATGCCGAATTCCTTCGGCAAAAGATTCGCATGGCGAGCTTCCATGGCTTCGACGTATCGCCGGACGAAGTCAATCCGAACCTGAAGCCGCACACGCGCGACATCGTGCGCTGGGCGGCGCAAGGCGGTCGCCGCGCCGGGTGCGGGCGGCGGCGCGCAGCAGGTC